CCGGCTTCGTGATTGTATGCCGAACGGATATTTCCGCTGTATCTCATGCGGTCAGATAAAGCCATACGCACAGGCAGATTGCGGACACTTCCATTCGCGCCGCCACATGGCCACACGCTTTGACGAGGATAACGCCCACGCCGAGTGCCGGGCGTGCAACCGTTTTAGTGCCGACCATCTGATACAATATGAAAAGAACCTGAAAGCTAAAATCGGTCAGCAGCGTTTCGACAAGCTGGCATGGAGAGCAAGCCAGGCGAAGAAATGGACTGATTTTGAATTAATCGAACTCACTAAGTATTACAAGACTTTGGGAGATAAACTGAGTAAGGAGAAAGGCTTATGAGTTACATATTACGAGATTATCAGCAGAAAGCCAGTGATGCAGCGGTAAAGTTTTTTGCTAACAAAGCCAATAAGAACAATGCCATCATGGTGCTGCCTACCGGAGCCGGCAAGAGTCTTGTGATTGCCGACATCGCCAGCCGCCTCGAAGGGCACACGCTGGTATTCCAGCCCAGCAAGGAAATACTCGAACAGAACTATCTGAAGCTCTGCTCGTATGGTATTCTGGACTGTTCCATTTACTCTGCATCATTCGGGCGGAAAGAGATTTCAAGAATAACATTCGCCACTATCGGCAGCGTAGTCAACCATCCGGAACTTTTCCAGCACTTCAAGAACATAATAATTGACGAGTGCCATCTGGTCAACCCGAAAGACGGAATGTACAAGAGATTTCTTTCGATGCTGAAATGTAAAGTCCTTGGATTGACGGCTACGCCTTACCGTCTTTCATCAAGCAGGGATTTTGGCAGCATGTTGAAGTTCATCACACGCACACGCCCGTGCGTGTTCTCTGAGGTAATCTATCAGGTTCAAATCTCTACTCTATTGGATATGGGTTATCTGTCAAAGCTGAACTATTATGAAATGAACCCTTTAGGATGGAACGAACTTAACCTGAAGGTGAACACGACCGGAGCCGACTACACGGACAAGTCTGTAGTGAAAGAATATGAGCGTATCGACTTCTACGGGTTTCTGGTGAGCATCGTCCAAAGGCTTATGAATCCCAAGAGCGGTGTAAAACGAAAAGGTATATTGGTTTTCACTCGTTTTCTGAAGGAAGCAGAACGCCTTACCTGGTCTATTCCCGGAACAGCCATCGTTTCGGGAGAAACACCGAAGAAGGAACGCGAACATATCCTTGAAGCGTTCAAGGCTGGAGAGATACCCGTTGTCGCAAATGTAGGTGTACTTGTTTGTGGTTTCGATTATCCCGAATTAGACACGGTTGTTATTGCACGACCAACTATGTCATTAGCACTTTATTACCAAATTGTGGGTAGAGCTATCAGACCGCACCCCAACAAGAAAGAAGGTTGGATTGTGGATTTAGCTGGAAATATAAACAGATTTGGCAAAGTGGAAGATTTAAGATTAATAGATAATGGCAACGGCAAATGGTCTGTTTGGAATAGCAAACGTCAACTGACGAATATAAGATTATAAACACATATTTGTTTTATTAGTTATCAAGACTGGGGGCGTTGTGAAACGCTCTCTTTCTTTTATTCTTTAATTTTGAGTTCAAGAGGCGTTCCACATTTAGGACATACTAAAGAATGATTTTCTCTTTGTAGTTCTTGTGGAGATACAAACAGTTGCCAAATAGGCACTTCTAAAGCGTTGGCAATTCTTTCAAGTGTTTCTTGAGATGGATTACCAGCTAAAGTTTTTACGATTGAGATTCTTGTGACACCTAATCTATCAGCTAAATCTTGCTGAGTTACATTTTTTTCTTTCAAAAGTTCTTTAATACGATTCATAACTAAGTGTTTTAAATTTATACAAAGATACTCTTTTTATAGTAATGTGTATAATTATGATTATTCTAATTAATGTTAAAGCATAATTAAAAATATTCTTCTTGCTTTGAAATGAATAATTAAGATTATACATTTGCATCATCAAGTTAAAACACTAAATGATATGGCAGCAAGTAAGTATAATAAATCAAAGGTTATGAAAAGAGCATGGTACATCTTCAATCACTCTTTTATGTCTTTCTCTGATGCGCTTCGTGAATCATGGAAACGCATTAAAGAAGAAGTAAAGGCTGAAGAAAAGGTTGCTGCAAGACAAGCAGAATTTAAGAAAAAGAATGCCGCTTACAATTATCGTTTGAATCGTGCTTACTATGGTTGCAGATTTGGACACGATGACTGGGCACGTGATTTTCAAAATGATGCGAAAGTAGCTATCAAACGCGCTATGGATTTAAGCAGATTATAAAGAATATCAATAACTAATAAAACAAAACAATTATGGATTTATCAGAACTTAGTAAAAAAATGGATGGTCTTAATGCAGACCAAATTTTTGAGTTAGCCACACTTGGTAAAGGACTTTTAAATATGTATGGCAGTATAGACTTGGCTTCAAGCCTGACTAACCTTGTAAGTTTTATAATGACGGCTGATGATTTTGATATTGATGGCAACAGATATGCGATTGATGCTATATTACGCATTTCAAAAATGTTGTCAGACCTCAATGCTAAATGCTGGGGCGAAAGAAAGACAATGCTCGGACTTACTGGGGTGCAAATGGATAATCTGACCTATGGATTTGGTAAAGCAGAAAAGATAGAAGATATAAATCAAGTCAGAAAGGCATCATAAAAAACTCCCACGCACGATTATTAGGCAGTCTTATTGGCTGCCTTTTCACTTTAAAAGAAATATTATGAATGAAATTTGGAAAGATATTGAAGGGTACGAAGGTTTATACCAAGTATCAAATTTAGGTAGAGTTAAAGCATTTGCTAAAAAAGGCTTGCCACAAGATAAAATACTCTCGTGTGCAAACTCAAACGGATACCGAATGATTTATTTGCGTAAAAACGGTAAAAGGAGTTATCATTCTGTTCACAGACTGGTAGCAAAAGCTTTTATACCTAATCCTAAAGAATTGCCTTTCGTCAATCATAAGAACGAAAAGAAAGCAGATAATAGAGCTATAAATTTAGAATGGTGTGATGCAAAGTACAACACGAATTATGGCACTTCTATTAAAAGAAGAGCAAGAGCACAAACAAATAGACATGGTGCTATAAGTGTCATACAATACTCATTACATGGGAATATGATAGCGGAATATCCTTCATTAATGGAAGCATCAAGAAAAACAAAAGTACCAGTAAGAGCTATTTGTGCTTGTTGTAAGAATTATCAAAAATCAGCATTTGGATATGTATGGAAATATAAAAAAGATGGGGCGTAATAAATGCGCCCCAAACCTTTGTGGAAACAAAAAGCGATTTGGCGAAGTCAAGGATTTACGCTTGGTGGATAGTGGAAACGGCAAGTGGGCTGTGTACTCCAATAACAGGCAGTTGACTAACGTAAGATTCTAAGATTATGGAAGGATATATAAAACTAAGCCGCAAGTTCTTCTCGAATGATATGTGGAATGAGGCCCGGACTTTTAGCAGTTGCGAAGCGTGGCTTGACCTGATTCAGTCAGCACGATTTGAGGCAACGCCCCGTATGGAGAGTATCGGAGGTCGAGAAGTCTCTTATACAAGAGGACAATATCCTGCATCCATAAGATTCTTATCAAAGCGTTGGAAATGGTCTGAGAGGAAAGTACGGACATTTCTTGCCTTTCTGAGAAGAGAGAACATGATAACTCTTTCCAAAGAACAAGGAATGAATGTAATAACCCTGGTAAAGTACAATGAGTATAATGGCTCAGAGTCTGACACAGTAAGTGACACAAGCAATGACACAATGAGCGACACAAATATTATTCAGGAAATCAATAATTTACGAATACAAGTGACACAGCTAATGACACAAGTGTCGACACAGCAGGTGAAACACCCTGCCAAAGAGCCAGAAAAGCGACACACGGGTGACACAAAGCAAATAAAGGAGAAGAATATTATTAAAGAAACTACTACTAACGTAGTAGCAAAGAAAGACGCGGCTAAAGCCGCTACTCTCTCCCGGAAAGAATCCTTCTACCAGTCGTTAGTCCCTTATGTCGGCCAGTACCCGAAAGAAATGATTCGGGCTTTCTTCGATTACTGGAGCGAGCTTAACAAGTCAGAAACCAAGATGCGCTATGAACTGGAAAAGACCTGGGAGCTTCCAAGACGGCTGGCAACCTGGGCCAGCCGTGAGAAAGTGCCTTCAAAAACAGATGTGGGCATAGTTCTGAAGGATAATTCACCGGGAAAATACAAGAAAGGCTGGTAAACATGGAACAGATAAATTTTCAACAGACAATAGAACGGCTTAAAGATACAGGCTTCTCCCCTATTCCTAACGTTGTACAGGTAACCGTTCCGGATGCCAAAAGAGTTCTCTGGGCCGGTATCAGGTACTTCACTGGAGAAAATGCCAGATGGCTTCCTGAGTACGAAGAAGTGGCAGGCTGGCTGGCCGGAAATGAAGGTCGCGGACTTCTGTGTTTCGGCAACTGCGGACGCGGAAAGACCCTTATCTGCGGAAAGATTCTTCCTTTGCTTCTTAACCATTACTGCCGCAAGGTGGTAAGCTGTTACGATGCACAGCAGATGAACGCTGATTTGGACGCCGTGAAGCAAAAACACATCATCTACGTTGACGATATAGGGACAGAGAATTTAAGCGTGAAATACGGCGAAAAAAGGCTTGCATTCGCTGAGCTGGCAGATGAAGCCGAGAAGAAAGGAAAGCTTCTTATCCTGACCACCAACCTCACGATAGACGAGCTGAGAGAGAAATATGGGGAAAGAACCATTGACCGGCTGAGGGCGATAACGAAAACCGTCCTCTTCAGTGGTGAAAGTCTGAGAAAATGATATGAAAATCACAATTAACTGGGTAACTCGTGACTGGAACCTGATCAGGAGGTTACGTGAGAAATACCGTCTTCCACAATACATGAACGTGAACGGACTCACAGAGGCAGAGGTTGACGAAGAGACATTAAGCAATCTCCGCAAGGGTGAGCCAAAGTATTTAATCATCAGAAAAGTAGAGAAATGACAAGACAAGAATCAGAAAGAAAGCTCAATGAACTGAGAAAGAAGTATATCGCTTTGATTTCATCCATGAACTTTGCCAAAGCACAGAAAATCAAGAACAAGATTGACTCCCTTGAAAGAGAGCTGGAACCGCATTCTTTGGGAGAGCTTCTTCAGGACTATACCCCGGAGTTCAAGGTAGAAATGCTTCGCAAGATGCACAAGCTGTTCATCTATTCAGACTTACTTGAGGGTGCGGCACTGGAGTTCCAGTCAGAACTTGAATCAAACGGAATAGATGCTCAGGTAGTTTTTCAGGTAAAGCGCGTACTGAAAGAACTGAGAAGCATAGTACGAATACCTGATGAAGAGAAAAACGCTTCACTGTCTGACAACTTTGCCGGGATGTGTGATGAAGCCGGACTTGTAGTGAGTAACATAATCAACAAATATCTTGCAAAATGATAACGGAGAATGACCCAATGCTTCCACGTAAAGTGGATTTGGAGAAGAACCCTTCTGGAACCGAACTGAAAATCGCCCAGCATCGGGAACTGGAGAAACATGGAAAGTATGTAGCTATCCCAGGCGACAAGACATAGACGCGAATTTTCGTCCGCAACGGTGAGGATGCTGAGAAGAAGATAGCCGCTTACTTGGAGAGAATCAACAACCGACCTCAAAGATGGAACTGATATGATAAAATTACTCTATATTGACCTTTTCTGCGGTGCCGGGGGAACCAGTACCGGAGTAGAAAACGCACGCTACGAAGATGAACAATGTGCGAAAGTTGTCGCTTGTGTAAACCACGATGCAAACGCCATCGCCAGCCATGCGGCAAATCACCCGGATGCGCTCCACTTCACGGAGGACATCAGAACTTTGGAACTATCTCCTTTGGTGGCCCATGTGGAACGAATGAAGAAGATTTATCCGGATGCACTGGTTGTGCTGTGGGCCAGCCTTGAATGTACGAATTTCAGTAAGGCCAAAGGCGGCCAGCCACGGGACGCTGACAGCCGGACACTGGCTGAGCATCTGTTCCGCTACATCGAAGCCATTAACCCTGACTATATACAGATAGAGAACGTAGAGGAGTTTATGAGCTGGGGAGATATGGATGAACATGGACATCCTATCAGCAAGGATAAAGGACGATGCTATGAGAAGTGGAAACGGAATGTGAAGCGGTATGGTTATGATTTTGACTGGCGAATCCTGAACGCTGCCGATTATGGTGCCTATACTACTCGTAAGCGGTTCTTCGGTATCTTCGCCAAGCGTGGACTTCCGATAGTATTCCCGGAACCAACACACTGCAAGGATGGGAAAAACGATATGTTCGGTCGGCTGGAGAAGTGGAAGCCTGTTAAGGATGTGCTGGACTTCTCCGATGAGGGAGAAAGTATCTTCTGCAGGAAGAAGCCGCTGGCCGAGAAGACCCTTGAACGCATCTATGCCGGACTGATTAAGTTCGTGGCTGGAGGTAAGGAGGCTTTTATTGTAAAGTATAACTCTATGAGTCGGACGGGGAAATACCAGGCACCAAGCGTTGACGAACCATGCCCGGTTGTGGCAACACAAGGACGGCTTGCATTGGCAAAGGTAAACTTTGTTCATAGTTCTTTCGTGTCTGCTTATTATGGGAATGGTCACAATCACTCTGTAGAACAACCTGCACCAACGGTTACGACAAAAGACAGGTTAGCATTGGTAAATACGAGTTTTTTGTGTTCATACAATTTTAAGGATACAGGAAAGAACATTAATCTGCCATGCCCCACTTTGTTGACTAAAGACAGGCTTGCATTGGTAAATTCTGTTTTCATAGACAACCAATACGGTACCGGAAAACCGACATCTATTGAGCTGCCAGTTGGTACAGTAACCACGGTGCCGAAGTTCAATATGGTAAGCTGCAAACCGTGGATAATGAATACAGCTTTCTCAAATGTAGGAAGCAGCATTGAGCAACCTTCTCAGACCATTACAGCCAACCGCAAATGGCATTACCTTATGAATCCTCAGTTTGCCAGTGCCGGAGGTTCTGTGAACAATCCTTGTTTTACACTGATAGCACGGATGGACAAGATGCCGCCTTATCTGGTAGAGGTTGAAGGAGGTATCGGCATACAGGTTACACCTGATGACAGTCCGATGACAATCAAGATTAAGGAGTTTATGGCTTTGTATGGCATCATCGACATCAAGATGCGTATGCTTCGGATAGCAGAACTCAAGAAAATAATGGGATTTCCTGAAGACTATGTACTGATTGGCCCCCAGTCAGACCAGAAGAAGTTCATCGGCAACGCCGTGGAGGTGAATATGGCTCGTGTGCTTTGTGAGGCTATCTGTAAGGAGATTATAAGAAAAAGAAAAGTTGCATAAAATGGTTAGTGAGGTACATAACATGGACTGTATGGAATACATGCGGAACATACCAGATAAGTTCTTTGAGCTGGCAGTGGTCGACCCTCCATACGGAATAAATGCCCCGAACATGTCGATGGGTAGCAACATGAACCGTAGGCATGGAGGATACAATGGTGAAAGTATAGCTCAAAGACTGAAAAAGAAACGCTTTAACCAAGGAGCCGGAAAACTTAAGAACCGAGCATTGAATACAATGCAATGCGATTGGGATTATCATCCTCCCTCAAAAGAGTATTTCGAAGAACTATTCAGAATAAGCCGTAATCAAGTGATATGGGGAGGCAACTATTTTCCTCTACCACCTACACGCGGGATATTGTGCTGGGATAAAATGCAGCCTTGGAAGAATTTTTCCCAGTTTGAACTTGCTTGGACTTCTTTTGATTGTCCGGCATCTATCATTCATTTATCAAATACAGGCGGAAACAATAAAGAATCAAAAATCCATACTACTCAGAAACCTATCAAACTTTATCAATGGATTCTTGAAAAATTTGCTAAACCTGGTGACAAAATACTGGACACGCACCTCGGCAGTGGAAGTTCCAGAATAGCAGCTTATCGGATGGGGTTCGATTTCTATGGTACCGAAATAGATAAGGAATATTTCGATGAACAAGAGAAAAGATTTCGGAGAGAATGCTTTGGAGAGATTAAAACGTCTGAAGGAATTATTGTACAACAAAATCTATTTTAAGTCATGGGAAAGCTAAAAGTCTATTATGGATGGGCCAGAATTGGCAATGTTCGAAAGAAGCGTGCTTTGTCGGTCATGTTTGAAAACGAAATGCTTGGATGCAGGAGTGAGAGAGGACAAAGGTGTCTGAGAACGATTCAAGACACCGTGATTGAAAGGTACCAGACGGATGAAGAAATGGCTGATGGGAAACGTCAGAACCGGATATTTACTGAGTACAGCCTGTTCATCGACGAGAAACCTATCAATGGCAGCCTTGAAAGATGCTTGCTGATTAACAGAGAAGCTGACAAGAACAATGTTTCTAAGGACATGAGTGAAAGAATCTTCGAGGCATTGAGAAAGGCTTTCTTATTTTCAAATCCTGGGTATAAAGAACCTTACTCACAACTTGAATTGAAATTTGAATGATATGGGAAAGCAGGAAAGTATGGATGACTGGTTCCAGATGGCTAAGGATTTGGCCAAAGCTGAAAGGGAACTGAAGATTGAGCAATGGGTTGAAGTAACTATTTACTACGGATATGCAGAAAAACAAGTAAGCTTATATCACTACAATCTTCCCCATGAGATGTATTTCCGGTACCAATGGGTAATCAGATGGAGGATGGCGAAATTACAGTGCCAATACCCCAAACAGATTGTATCTGCAAGCCTGTACTTCTATGACAAGCGTTCAGGAGAGTCGCTTGAAGTGAGTTCTTGCCTGTCTAAGCTGATTTCGGCCAAAGCCCAGATAACAAAAGCAGAACGCAAGATGAATGAGTACATCGAGCACAACCGTCAGAACAACATGTTCTTTGATGAGAACACGGATGAGGAGCTTGTTAAGTTCCGGGAGATGTTTGAGCGCAAGAAAATCGAGTGTGCTGAGTGTGAGAAACGGTTGGAATTATTAGTTGAAAAAAGGAGAAATAATCAATGAAAGAAACTCAATTGTCCTTAAATCTGGATTATGGAATTAGTAAAGAACAGGCTTGCATCCTTTGCCATCTTTCATCCGAATGTGAAGGGTGCTGTGTGAAATGCAAGGCTGAAGGAAAGAACGGAACTTGTTACGGACAAATCTGCTCGATACCGTCAAGAGACCATGACGGACAAAGGTGGAACGCATGGATGCACATTGTTTCTAATTCGCTTCCGGAACTCAAACGATTTATACCAGTGAAATACAGAAAACATTTAAAAACAAAAAAGTGATATGGCAAACATTGTAAAATTGACCGGATGCAAGGAGGTTTCGCATGATATATATGCTTACTTCACTTGTGATGCTGAAAAAGCATTGAAGGCTTTGGAACTTGAGATACCGTGTACTGGGGCAAATAGCACTGGGGCATACAACATCTACTTTAATGATGAGGGAGAAATTATCTGTGAATATATGACGTTCTGTGTTACACGTGAGTTTAAGAAAGTTTCATCCATACAGGATGCTGTTGAATGGATGGATAAGAAAATGAAGAAGGAAAAGTGATGAAATACTACGTAAAAGCAATAATAATCATAATTATCTGTGAAATTGTTACGGCATTGATTGCAGATTTGATTAACGCCGACAGAAGCGAATCCATTATTCGTTTTATGATTGTTTATGTGTGTATTGATACAATTGTAAGACAATTAAAAGAATGAATGAAGAACCTAAAATAGTAGAACTTGACACCATTCTTGAATACAGGGATGGTCAGGTGTACATCAAGAATATGGTTACAAACGAAATGCCAGCTACACTGACATTCAATATTATCGAAGCGTTAAATAAAACGATTGTTGAGTATTATAAAAAAGATAATCAATGAAAACGAAATTGTATTACCTGTTCCTGGCAGTCATGTGGTGGATGCTGGGATAGGTGGAAAGGAGAAAAGATTTATGAAAAAAAAAGATATTGTAAAAGCAGCTAAAGAATATAGAGAAACATTACCATACTGTGATGATGCAAAAATACGTGGTATGTCTGTTGGTGGTGAAATCGGATTTATCGCTGGTGTTGAATGGTTCATGAAGTCTTTGTCCCATAAGACAAAAGATGAAGTTCCGCAACCAATCGGTGATTATGCAAATGAGGTCTATCCGCAAATACCTTGCTTGGTTAAAGGACATCTATCCACAGGGTACGGTTATGGTGTCCGGTATTGGAATGTAACTGAACAATGCTGGGATGATGAGGAGTGTGACGATTATGAGTGCGATAAAGATGCCGTTGAAGAATGGGCTTATCTGGATGATATAACTGGAAATATGGAGGAATGAGCTATGAATAGAGAAGAGTTGAAAAAGTCCATAGGAGAAGATTTGTGCCCGTTTTGCACGTGGACGAATGGAGAAATCGAAAAGCCAGCATACGGGACTTGTGATGGCTGTTATTGCGATGAAGCGCTGGATAACTTCATAGAAGAAAATGGACAGTATTTCGATGATTTGGAGGACTGAATATGGGAAAGAAAGAAGAATTTGCAAAAATATTTGCATCAGAAAGTAAGTTCCCTAGCATGCAGCTTTTAAGAGAACTTTCATTTATGGCAGGTTGGGATTCCTGTATGAAATATTTGGCTACGCTTCCGTTGGATGAAGCCATTAGCGAGATAGTAAAACATATTGAAACCAACCGTTCGGAAAATCCGAACAGTTCAAAATTGGCCGAAGTATGAAAGCAATATCCATCAAACAGCCGTGGGCGAGCTTAATCGCTCACGGTATCAAAGACATCGAGAACCGGACTTGGCAGTGTCCTCAGAAGTATATCGGCCAAAGAGTGCTAATACATGCTTCATCAAGTAAACCTGTATTTAGATACAGCTTTTTGCAATATGATATAATCAGGCGGAAATCACAATCTTTGATTTTTAACTGTACGTATGACGGATTCCCAAAGGGTGCTATCATCGGCAGCGTAGTTATATCCGATTGCGTACAGAACCATCCTTCAGTATGGGCCGAAAAAGGCTGCTGGAACTGGGTACTGAAGGATGCAATACTCTTTGATAAACCGATTATGAATGTGAAAGGGAAACTTAGTTTTTGGGAATATGAGAAATAATCGAACTAACATTTTGAAAGCATAAAAAAATATCTGAAATTTATTCCCGAATTTAATCAAAAACAAACCTTTATAGCTATGATAATTCGTAAACGGCCTATAATTTCTTGGTTGCTTGATACAAGTAAGATTTATGAAACGATGAAGTTTGGAGTTCCTTTAATAGACAACAAAGAACATCATGATTATTTGTGGAGTGGCATAGACCATTTAATGGATGTTAGTAGAACATATAAGCCAAACTGGGGAATTCCGGAGATTATTATGTCTTCATTTAGTAAGGTTATGGAGAAGAGTGCTAAGTCGTTTATTAAAATTTACCATAGCCTTTTTCAAGAATTTTGTAATGAAGGAGCATGTGGTATATTAGTCTCAACAGATGGTGGAACCATTGTTTATGGATTTGGCGAGAAGTGGCTGTATATTTGGTTATTTAGAGAGAATAATGGATTCAGTAGCCTTTATCTATATTTTTATGTCGAATATATAAAAGAAGATAATCCGAGTATTTGTATTCTCCCTACACTAATTGAAGATAATCAGCTATTTTCAGGAGATAAATCGTATAGAGAAAATGTATGTCAAAAATTAGTAAATCGAATTATAATTTATCTTGCTGTAAAGAAATATGTCAAAGTTGAAACGATAGTTATACCTACTGGAACTACGATTAGGATGGACAATGTTATTCCTGAATATAAATTTAAAGATAAAATAAAGAATGAGAGTGGCCAGAAAGTAATTGTTATGGATTCTCGCTGGTTTAGAAAAATAGTAAATGACAATAACATCTTTGTAAGAGGTTTCTTTAGATTTCAAAATAAAAAGAACGAGAGAGGCGAATGGTATAAAGAACTTATTTTTGTAGATTCTTATGTTAGAAATGGTTATCATCGCAATGCTTTGATTGAAAAAGAAGGATAATTTTACTGATAATTCATTATGAATACCCGGTAACTGCTTTAATAGTGGTTATCGGGTATTTTATTTTCAACGAATAAAAACCAAACTATTATGAACTTAAACAAATTAAGAGATAAGGCCTACCAGTGCGCAGTAGCCCACGGATGGCATGACGAGAACCTGAGTGACGAACATTTCCTTTGTCTGGTCATATCCGAACTTATGGAAGCTGTGGAAGCAGACCGGAAATCAATGCATGCCAACCGGGATAATTTTGAATATTACATGAAACAGAGGAAACGTGATGATGGGGAATTTATGTACGCTTTCAAACACGGAATCAAAGACAGCGTGGAGGACGAACTGGCCGACGCCTGTATTCGCCTGTTGGATTTGGCCGGACTGAGAGGGTGTGATTTGGATAGCTTCGACTACGAGGGAAGCGATACGGAAGACTATTCCGATATGAGCTTCACGGAGGCCATGTTTCGAATCTGTGCCTATATCACCGACAACTTCTACCGGGATGAACCATTTATCCTCCTAAATGAGATATTCGCTTTCTGCCGGGACAGAAATATCGACATCTTCTGGCACATCGAACAGAAGATGAAATACAATGAACTTCGTCCGTACAAGCACGGAGATAAAAGCTACTGACCATGAAGCACGTATTCTACGCCTTAATCATTCTGCAAGCCCTGTATGAGTTTTCGAAGCTGCTTAGATTAAATCCCTGTACCGACATGTGAAAGTCTTTCAAAAGCTGGATAAGACATCAAAAAGATGGTATCTGATGGCGCATCCGTGGCTCCATGTTGCATTGTTCATGGATACCCTCGGGCTTTTGCTTTTGGGTATAGGATTGTTTTCAAGCCAGTGGGTATGTTTCCTCATTGTCTTGGCCATGAGTTTCAGCCGGATTCAAAAATTGGGAGCATGGGCGATATTCCTGGACAGTCTGGTTACGGTTATTGTGTACGCTTTCGCCATCCTGAACGCATATCACTTGGCATAAAATAAAAAAGGGAGCCAGCCCACACGATTAGAAGCCAACTCCCCCACACGATTAATGATGCAAATATAAGAATTTCCAACTAAATAAATCGTGCTATGACAAAAGAATTTTCATCAATCGTGGAGTTGAAATCAATACGTGAACAGAAATCAAGATTATCTGAACGTGAGCAGGAGTTATCCTCCCCTATCCTGACTGATTTTACTCTCATTCCGGAGATTTATGAGTGGTTCAGAGAGATACTTTTCGAGACAGATTGTCCGCCCAATCCGGAAAGCGTCACCCAACGGAAGAAGTTTCTCTTTATCGTGTTGTTCTTGTTCGCCCCTAGTGTGCTTGCCGGCGGACGGCTACCGAACGGTATCCGGGCAGAGATTTCCGGTGTGTTCCCAGATGTTTCCCCGTGTGTAATATCGAACAATATTGCTGATGTTTCCTTTATCTATCAGCATTATAAGGACTTTCGTCAAGATATAGAGTATCTTTACAACCAAATTATAGAAAGGTTGAAAAACAAAGGACTAATCAAGTAAAAAGCCGGAGCGTTATGCTTCCGGCTTTTGTTTTTATTCCGCTTTCTCTATTTTTATTTTCTTTCCACAATGGGGGCAAAGAATATACCCTGCTCCTGTAAACTCTGTTTCCCCAATCAGTTCCGATATGGTTACGTTCAAAACGTCAGCCATCTTCATTAACGTGTCAAGTGACGGGAATGATTTGCCGGTTACGATGTTGCTGACAGCTACCTTTGAAATGCCGACCTTTTCAGCAAGCAAAGCAGATGTTACGTTTCTTGCTGACATGATTTCTTTCAGTTGTAAGTTCATAAAGTTCTCTTTAATGTGATTGCTCCGCAAATATATGTAAACTTTATCAATGAAAGTCTATTTGATAAAGTTTTATATATTAAATGATGTTAATTAATAAATAAAACTTAATCAAAAGTATTGTAAGTAATAAAGTTTACTTTAACTTTGCGTCATCAAACAAGAAGTAATAACAATTTAAATACATACGATTATGAAGACAATTAGTAGTGATTACATCAAAGAGATTAAGGCTCAAATCAGAGTTATCAATGAAGCTCTAAAAAGAATACAAGAAGCTGAAAAGATTCAGGATTCAGCAGTTAATAATAGAGAATATAACAAGGCGAAGAATGAAGCAATTGATGCAAGTTCAGATGTGATGATTGCATTAGAAGAAGCGGTAAGACTTGCTTCTGCGATGGGTTGTGGTACTGGCCTGTATGACATAAACAAGTATCACAAGATTGTAGAACTTGATTTCAGAGAATCTCACAAGTAAATAACAGCAGGGCGAAAGCCCTGCAAATACACACGATTATCAATTCTAAAACGCACGATTATGAAGACATTAAAAGAACAAGTAGAAGAGATTAAGAGCATGAAAGGTTCTAAGGCTGCAAAGAAAGAGGCTTTTATCAAGTTAGGTTTGAGAAAGTATGAGATTGAACTTCTGCTTTCTGAACTGCCTAAACCTGTCAGAGAGACACACAAGTTTACTTTTGGGGTCGAGATTGAATGCTTGGTAGCTGCAAACATGATGAGAGAATGTGCAACAAGAAACGAAATGCCTTTTCAGTATGAGGGTTATAATCACGTTGACAACAACCACTACTACAAGTTTGTATCTGATTCGTCTATCAGAGGTGAAAACCCCATCGAATGTGTTTCACCGGTTCTTACTGGTAAGGCGGGTATGAAAAGCCTAGAAACATGCTGCAAAGCTTTGAATGAAGCAAACGCACAAGTGAACATATCAACAGGCTTACATGTCCATATAGGGGCTGCAACCCTGTCCGGTGAGGCCTATGTGAATGTATTTAAGAACTATCAGAAGTTAGAGAGAGTAATTGATACATTCATGGCCCGTTCAAGACGTGCGAACAACAGCCAGTGGTGCAAGACTCTTCAAGGTATAAGTTTTGAACACTGCAGAACGAGATATGACGTTCTAAACGCTATGAGAGACAATAGATATTTCAAAGTAAATGCCTGTTCTTATGCCCGTCACAAGACTATAGAATTCAGACAACATCAGGGTTCTACTGACTTCGAGAAAATCTCTAACTGGGTCAACTTCTGTGCCAAACTAGTAGCTTGGTCTAAAAAGAACGTACTGAGTTCAGAAGTCAATTCAATTGACGAAATACCTTTCTTGACCAAGAAAGAGAAATCATTCTTCAAATCACGTGCTGAGGTTCTTGCATGAGCCTCACACATCTAAAATATAATTTATAAACTTAAAACTTACGATTATGAAGAAAATAGAAAAGATGTTGGTAAACGCAATACTTGACGCAATAAATAACAGCGAAGGCAAGTTTGTCATAGATGCTGAAGACAACGTGCTGGTAGAGATTGAAGGCAGCTATAAGATTAAGGGCAGTTATGAGCCTTACGGGGCTATGTTTCTGAACAAAAGATGGGTGACGGACAGTGCTAGCGTGAAAATAGAGAGAGTCACGGCTTACGATGGCGACATCGAAGTAGAAGCAAACATAGACGTAGAATTAATAGAAGCAGAAGTAGAAAGAAACCTATAAGCCAAAGAAAATGTGTTGCATTATATATAAACCTAAGGGTATTCAGATGCCAACTCTGGACACCTTAAATAAAGTTCAGAGAATCAATCATCATGGGTATGGCTTTGTGTCTTCAAAGCATAGATACAAAACAATGGACTATCAGAAGTTCTTGGTTCATCTTTCAAAGGTTGGGACCGATGAAGAATGTATCATTCACATGAGGTGGGCGACCCACGGTTCTAAGTGTAGAAAGAACTGTCACCCGTTTGTCGAGAACGGCGTTTATTTCGCCCACAACGGCATTTTGCCTATCAAGTCGGTAAATGATATGACTGATAGTGAAATCTTCTTCAGAGGGCAAGTTTATCCCCTTGTAATGAAATATGGGTATGAATCAAAAGTGACAGAATCCATGATGATGGCTGCCGCTGGCAGTTCTAAGTTCGCCATGATGTACAAAGGCAAAGTAAAGCTGTATGGTGATTATACGAAATTGAACGGTGTATATTATTCTAATTTGAGATGGTTATGAAAAGAGAAAAGTTAACGGTTAAAGCATCAGATGTAAGAAGCATAAAAATGAGCGTAAATCCGCCCAAAGTGGTAGTGGATGCAGGTTATAGAGTGATTCATGACGGTGAAGTAAAATGCTGGGTAGGTATAGGCTGGTTGACCGAAGGCAGAGCGTCAAGAAGTGACTATTATAAGACACCAGAAGTTGTAAACGGATAAATTGAAACGGATATGGAAAACGAAGAAAGAAATTATCTCAAAAGTCTTTTACCTGAAGATGCAAAAACAATAAAAGAGGCAGCGAATCTTGTTGGTGTTTCTGTTCATGTCGCATATCGTGCTAAGATAAAACATTATAAAATTGGGGGTAAAGTTTATGTTAGGGTTAGTGAGCTATCTGATTATAAAAGAATTACTAAAAGTTGCATGAGGGATTCTATTCCAATTTTAGTAAAAGACTTAGCCGGTAATGTTAAGCGTTTTAAATCAATGAGTGAAGCTGCAAGGTATTTTAATACTAGTATAGCTCGAATAAAATACGTTTCTGATCATGATGGGCATTTTAACGTGAATATAATGGCTGATGACGGTGTGTTTGTTGGGGTTGTAAATGGATTATTGAATGAAAAAAATATACATAGAATTATAAGTAAGCCAATAACAGTAAAAAAAGAAAAGATAAAAAAGAAAAAAATCCTGCAAGAAATAATCGAATGGCTGGGCAATGGTACCAGCTACCTTTCGACAAGAACAGACTATGCTAAAGGCTATAAGGACGGCATAGAACGTGCAAAAGCAATCATTGAAGAAATCATCAACGAACACGACCCGGATTTATTAGCAAACAATTAGCTAATTGTTTCGTATGTGTTGAATTGTTATTTAAAATTGTCTTCATAATTAGGTATCTTTGTATAGATACCATCGCGGGTTAGAGCAGTGGGCAGCTCGTCACTTTGACTTGGTGAAGGCCGGTGGTTCGAATCCATCACCCGCAACTAACATTTAAAAGTTACACGATTATGGAAATACTTACGCTTATCATCAAACAGAAGTTCTTTGACGAAATCTTGTCGGGCAAGAAAACACAAGAATTCAGAGAAATCAGACCTACAACTCAGAAGAAATACTGCCAGCTTGACGCTGACGGGTATTGTGTCGAGAAAGACGGTGTTTTGCAGCCTAAGCGTTACGATGCCATCCAGTTCTTTGTAGGCTACAATAAAGACAGGGACAGCGCACTGGTAGAAGTCAAAGACGCAAAGATAGAGCTGTTTGAAGATGAGAATCACAATCTTATCGAATACACCTATCAAGGTGAGATATACCTGGCCGCACAGGTCGTTTATGACCTTGGCAGAGTGATGGAAAAGCATGTTTAACCCTTTAAAACTTGTTGTTGAGTCAGAACAAACAGAAGTACATTTTCAACGAGCAACTACCGTGGGGGCCGTACTGGATTGACAGACCCGAATACAGGTAGAACCTCTCAGGGTGGTAGATATATCACCCGTCGCCAGCAGTATTATAACGTCCGCACAGGACTTGGTATGAGTGGCGGATAATGACACTGCAAGAAAGGACATACAGCTATATTGACCTCGTCAGACAGAAGACTGACGGGGTTTTGCTGTTTCTGTCGCTGGGTAAGGATTCTTTAGTTTTGCTGGACATGATCTACCCGAAGTTTGATAGAATAGTCTGTGTGTTCATGTACTTTGTCAAAGGCTTAGAGCACATCGAAAGATGGATTGGATGGGTAAAAGCCCAATATCCGAAGATAGAGTTTGTTCAGGCACCCCACTGGAACCTTACCTACATTCTTCGCGGTGGCCTGTATTGCGTGCCAAACCCGAAAGTGAAACTTTTAAAACTGGCCGATGTGGTGAAGGCCATGCAGCTCAGATACGGACTTTACTACACTTTCCTGGGCATGAAGAAGGCCGACGGCATGAACCGCCGCCTGATGCTGAAAGGCTATGAAGCAAACGGATATGAAAACAACGGAATGTGCTACCCCTTGGCTGACTGGACGCAGAAAGACGTGCTGGCATACATGAAGCAGCACAATCTTCCCGAACCTGTACGTTACTCGCTCAAAGCCAGTTCAGGCGTCGGATTTAACCTTGATTGTATGCTTTGGCTGGAAAAGAATTATCCGCAGGACTTACAGAAGATTTACAAGGTGTTTCCGCTTTCAGAGCGGATATTGTGGGAGTATCATAACAAACAAAAATAATTGGAGGAAAGCCGAGTTAGAACAAGACAAAGAAGCTATATGGATATTGTAAGAAATACAAATCGCCTTATAAGAACTTACGGACAAAATAACCGTAGTAGAATTATGAGAGCCGCAGAAAGTGTAGAACGTAATCTTTCGCGCAGTTTAAATGTTCCACAAGTCGCATTATCTCTTTTGGGTAATCGGAATAGAGTTGGCTCAACCGTAAGGCTTGCAAATGCAAATGGATAACATGGAACTGAGCAAATACATAAAGAGTGAATCGGTGGAACTTAACCGTTCCGCCATTCACTTTGCAGATTATAATCCCAGGAAACTTTCTGAGGAAGCCAGAAAGACGTTGAAACGGGGTATCAAGAAGTTCGGGCTTGTCGGCGGAATCGTAGTCAACAAGCGGACCGGACTGACCGTCGTCAGTGGCCACCAGCGTCTGAGCGTGATGGATGAACTGCAGAAGTTTCCTGAAAATGACTACAGAATTCGCGTTGATGTCATTGACGTGGACGAGAAGCAGGAAAAGGAATTGAACATCCTGATGAATAATCCTAACGCGCAAGGTTCATGGGACTATGACGCTTTGGCCCGGATTGTTCCCGATATTGACTATCAGGATGCCGGCCTGACTGCTGCAGACCTTAACATGATTGGTTGTGATTTCCTTCTCCAAACAGAGGAAGAAAACTCCATTGCGGACGCTTTGGAGGATATGATGGCACCAGTCACAGAACAGAAAGAAGCTGAGAAAGCCGCAAAGCAGATGGAAAGAGCTGAAAAGGTAGCTCACATGAAAGAAGTAAAGCAGCAGGTGAAGAATGCAGCCCAGAAACAGGCACAGGATATGGATGCTTACTTAATGCTTTCCTTCGATACGTTCGAGGCGAAGGCGGCCTTCTGTGAAAGGTTCGGTTATGACCCGTATGCCAAATTTGTAAAGGGAGAGGTATTCGATGAACAGATAGAAAGAATTGAATAAGAAATTAAAATATAGGAGGAATGCCGAGTTAGAAGGAAAACATATAGCCAGTTGTATCAACAATCAATACGAATAATGTACAACGCCGGAAGGCAATACGGGCTTGGAACAGACAGACAAAGAAGTATAAGAGACAGAACGAAGTCGATAATGGAAAGATATGCGGCAAGGATAGACAGCTATTTCTCAAAGAGAGGAATTGATATTTATGGTGATAAGCCTGTTTCTCGCCGCATTTATATGGGTAACAATAACGGATGAAATATGGTAGGAGATTTTATTCTTTGGCTAAAGAGGTTTATAAAGCAGAATTTCTTTTGTGTCCATCATTACGTTTGGAAAGGACCTTTAGATTTCCGCTATGAAATTTGTGATAAGTGTGGAAAATTGAAAAAGAATTGAATAATTATGAAAGCATCAGAAGAATTTGGTGAGGTCATTGATAGAATAGACAATCTGTTAGGAGCATTGGAGTTACCTATGCCTGCAGAGTTTCATGTAAATCAAATGAAGCATGAACTTAGTGAAATTTCAGAGAAATTGAAACAAATATACGTTGAAGAAGAGGGAGAAAACCCTTGGGAGGAATAAACAATGAAAGGTGAATCTCAAAAAAGCAAACATACAGGGCGAAAGCCCAAATTCGATTACAAGAGTGAGGAGTTCCTCTCTCAAGTGGAGACGTATGCAAAAAAGGGATTCACGGACAGAGAAATCGCTTTTGCGTTAGGTCTGGCTCCCCAGACTTTCTGTGAAAAGAAGAACGAGCACTCTGAATTATGCGAAGTATTAGCGCGCGGGCGTGCGACCATCACGGCTGCTGTACGTGCCAAGTTCCTTGCTGTAGCTTTGGGCGGTATCAAGACAAAAAGTACTGTAGTAAGGAAGCTGAAAGACCAGGACGGAAACCTGACCGGCGAAGAAGAGCTTCAGGTAAGTGAAAGCGAACTGGCTCCAAATCTTCAGGCCATGTCCGTCTGGCTGTATCACCATGACGAAGAGTGGAGGAAGGTTGAACGCCGTCAGGACGAAGACGCCGATATTCCAAAGGATATTGACCACGGAATTTCTATTGACTCATGGATTAAAAATAACCTGAAATGATTGTACCCCAAGCGATATATCATCCGTTATATACCGATAGCGAGAAATTTATCATTCTCATTACCGGTGGCCGTGGCTCGGGGAAGTCTTTCAACGCTTCTACCTTCATCGAGCGATTGACATTCGAAATGACTCCCACAGAGAAGATTGTCCACCAGATTCTTTATACCCGTTACACGATGGTATCTGCTGGGATGTCTATCATTCCAGAGATGATGGAAAAGATAGATTTGGATGGAACAACGAAGTATTTCAAGACCACCAAAACCGATATTGTAAACCGGATGACCGGCAGTCGTATCATGATCCGTGGTATCAAGACTTCTTCCGGGAATCAGACCGCTAAACTAAAATCTATTCAGGGTATCACCACCTTTGTCTGTGATGAAGCAGAGGAATGGACCAGTGAGGAAGAGTTTGACAAGATCATGCTTTCTATCCGTAAGAAGGGAATTCAGAACCGGATTATCATTATCATGAATCCATGTGACTCTAATCACTTTATCTACAAGAAATACATAGAGAATACTCACCGGCTGGTGGAGATTGACGGCGTTCAGGTGCAAATTTCCACCCATCCGAATGTACTTCATATCCATACGACTTACTTCAACAACATAGAAAACTTGTCACCAGAGTTCCTGAATGAAGTCAAGGAGATGAAGGAGAAGAATCCGGAGAAGTACGCTCATGTGGTTATCGGCCGATGGGCAGACGTGGCCGAGGGTGCCGTATTCAAGAAATGGGGTATAGTGGATGAGTTCCCCATGTGGTGCAAGAAGGTGGCTATCGGGCAGGACTTTGGTTACACCAATGATCCATCGGCTTCTATTCGATGTGGTATCGTAGACAATGCGCTTTATCTGGATGAAGTGGATTATAGAACTGGATTACTTTCTGGGGATATTATAAAGACGCTACGCCCGTGGAATTTGAGAGTGATTGCCGACAGTGCGGACCCGCGACTTATTCAGGAAATCCACAACGGTGGCATCAAGATTTATCCAGTAGAGAAAGGGCAGGGGTCTGTCAATGCCGGTATTGACAAGATGCAGGGAATGGAAATATTCATCACCAAGCGTTCTTATAACCTTCAACGGGAGTTCAGAAACTATGTATGGGCAAAGGATAAGGATGGAAACTACATCAACGAACCTGAAGACCATGATAATCATGGCATAGATGCTGCACGCTACTATGTGCTGGGAGAACTTCTCGGTAGAATTATGAAACCTAAAGACGTTTCAGGAATATTTGGACATTAAACTTTAGAATATGATACGCTTTATACAAACCTCAGAAGAGTCTGGAGACTGTTCAGCTTATTACGATGTAAGACTGGATAAACCTCATACAGTTGGTGAGTTCATAAACTTAGTTCTCATTGAAAGAAAAGGAGAATGGGGTAAGTTTGAAATTTATAGTCCAAACGTGAGTTGGTTGGATTATGAAAAATACGAATACCGCTATGGAGTTTTGAACGATGCAATTCCCAAAAACTTGTTAGAAAAGAAAATAATTAGCATAAAGGCTAATGGCGGCTGGACTAATATGGATTACCTTTTAAAGTTGGAACAATAAATGTAATAATATGAGAACCTTAGAAGAAATTTTAGCTATGCCGGAAGTAGAGAGAAAAATCTACTATCTGAAAAAAGGACGAAAGACCGAGCAACCAAACGCTCACGCTCTTTACAACGACTGGAATCCGAACAAGCACGAGATAGTGATAGATGAAGAGAAATACCCGAAAATCAAAATCACGACCCAGCCTGAGAAACGGATTACAGACCCGACAACCGGGAAAGAATATATTGAGCCGGCGGTCAGGAAAGAAGTTGACCCAAACAGGATTGCGCTTCCTATCGAACAGGACATCGTGAACATTCAGACTGCCTTCACCGTGGGAACAGAACCGGTCCTTGATTGCCAGCCGGATGAATCGGAAGAAAGCCTTCTTTCCACATTGAAGCAGGTGTTCAAGAAAAACAAGCTGAAATATCAGAACAAAAAGGTGGTCAGGGCATGGCTGGCCGAGCAGGAAGTGACCGAATACTGGTATGTAGTGAAGGATGACGGCTTCTGGGCAAAGCTCAAACGAAAGATTTCAGGAATTTTCGGTAAATCTAAGCCTGAGTACCGCCTGAAGAGTGCCATCTGGTCCCCGTTCCGTGGCGACAAGCTCTACCCTTTCTTCAATGACCAGGGGGATTTGGTGGCCTTATCCCGTGAATACAAGAAAAAAGACCTGAACGATGTAGAGATTACCTGTTTCATGACCATTACCAAGGATATGGTTTATCAGTGGGAACGGACAAGTAACTGGACAGACAAAGGCTCATTTGCTCATGGATTCAAGAAGATGCCGGTGATTTATATGTACCGTCCGGAAGCGTACTGTGAAAAGATAAAGAGCCTCCGTGTAAGACTGGAGAAACTTCTTTCTAACTATGCAGACTGTATCGACTACCACTTCTTCCCTATCCTCATGCTTTTTGGTAACGTGGAGAATTTCTCAGGTGAGTTCAAGAACCGTGTGGTCGAGCTGACCGGTCAGGGAGCAAATGCCCAGTATCTTACCTGGTCTCAGGTGCCCGATACGGTAAAATTTGAGGTGGAGACGCTGTTAAGTCAGATATACGGACTGACCAATACGCCCAGAATCTCTTTTGACTCACTGAAGGGTACAGGAAACGCTGTCTCCGGTGTGACTTTCGACTATGTGTTCATGTCCACCCACCTTAATGTAGAAAATCTAAACGAAACTGTCGGCGAGTTCATGCAACGACGTGTAAATTTCCTTGTCTCTGCGTTGGGTTCCGTGAATTCCACCCTTGAAGAAGCCTCCGAGACTATTGACGTGGATGTGCAGATGCAGCCATACAAACTGGAGGACATCAAAGACAAGATAGACACAGCTATCAAGGCCAAGGACGGTGAAATCTGGTCTCAACAGCGAGCCATTACCTTTGTGGGGAACGTGGATGCAGTTCTGGATGAGATTGAAGCCATCAAGGAAGAGCAGGCTGAGAAGCAGAAGAACGACATTGAGAAACAGAAACAGCTTTCCTCTCTTAAAAGTGCTGGTAGCAAATCTGAAGAATAGAACAACCCAGTCAGAATATTTACGAGGATAATACAAAACAGAATGATATAAATCTAAAATATTGACTAATTTAATAGCGGTATCTTTCGAGGTATCGCTATTTTCTTTATCATAGTAAAAACATGAATACTTCTTTGTAATTATTCGTTATTTTACTATATTTGCATTGTAATTAAGTCTTAAACGCTATGAGCTACAAATCAGTTAAAGACGTTGTAACGCTGCTTACTGAAAATGGCTTTTGGTTCGTGAGGCAGAAAGGCAGTCACATGGTTTACACTGATGGTAGCCATGTAGTGATTGTCCCAGACCACGGCAAGAAAGGCGTTGAGAAAGGCACTTATTACAACATTCTGAGGCAAGCGGGGCTAAAATAGCCCCCGCCTCTTTTGTTTAACGATAAAAAGGAGGTCAGTATGAAAACCGTAGAAGTGATTGTAGAACATGCTGGAAATAATCTTAGTGCCTATATTGAAGGTGCTCCGGTGATTACTGTCGGTAACGACGTAAAGGAAATCGAGAAGAACATGAAGGAAGCTGTTGAACTTTATCTGGAGTCATGCAAGGAGATGAACATCGCTCCAGTGGAAATTTTGCAGGGAGAGTTCACCTTGAAGTTCAAGATAGATGCTGCCACCTTTATCAACTATTACAGCAGTATCTTTACTAAAGCTGCTTTGAGTCGGATAACCGGAATTAATGAGCGCCAGTTGTGGCATTATGCGGCTGGAGTACACAAACCCCGTAAACAGCAGTTGGAGAAGATTCAGAAAGGTATTAACGCGCTGACAGAGGAACTGGCAGCTATAAATTTGTTATGATTATTAATTAAATATAATGGAGGATAGTACAATGAAAGCAAAAGATGTAAATCCAAGTAATTTTAAGGTTGAGAATGTTGTATTTGAAAATGATGATTTTTCTATAGCGATAGGTATTTGGGAAAATGGGGAAAGAAGAATGGCAATGAGATGGAATGGCTATGGAGATGATCCCGGATACCCAAAATTATTTAAAAATCCAGTCTGGTTCATGGTTGATGACTCTTTAATTTTACCTTTCCTGAATGCTTTGAGGAACGTAAAAGATTCTGACAAAAAAGAAATAGAAGCAGCTATATTGAAATTTTAAAAGTATAATTGAATGATGTTCCAGCGTGATTACCCTAGTAGTCACGCTTTCTTTTTGTCTAAAAACGAACATTCTCTTAATTGTTTCGTATCGTTAGCCTTAAAATTTCCCCTTCCCTTTCTCTATAAGTAAATTTACCGTATGAAATTATTAATCAAACTCATACGGTATGACAATCTTTGAACAAATCTTGGCAGGACTGCAACAGAAATTCGCTGGGGTGGACACTGCCACACTCACCCGTATCGCCACAAAGAAGGCAGAGGGTGTAACGGACGAAACGAAGGTGACCTCCATCGTTGAGGGTATCTCATTTCAGGACGTGATGCAAAACTATGGTGATTTCCGTGCAGGAAAAGCGCAGACTTCCGCTGTTTCAAACTACGAGAAGAAGCATGGACTGAAAGACGGGAAACCAATCGAGAATCCGAAACCAGAACCACCGAAACCCAACGACCCTCCAAAGCCACAGGAAACGGACATCACAAAGATGATTGCCGACGGTATCGCCGCTGGAATCAAGCCATTTGCTGACAAGCTGGCCAAAATGGAGGAAAATGAAGCGCAGGCGCAGCGCAATTCTCAGATTTCAGCAGTGGCGAAGAAGTATGGTATTCCCGAATTTATGCTGAAAGACCGCAACATTCCTGAAAACACGGACTTGGATACTTATTTCAAGGACATGAAGCAGGATATGTCTAACAACGGTTTTCAGTTCTCCAAAGCTCCTGAAACTGCCGAACAGAAGCAGGAGAAGGAAGCGAGCGAGTTCGCCAAAATGATTGAGGCGGACACAAAATCTATTGTCGAACAACAAAACAAGTAATTTATGTCAGCAGGATTTAAGTACAACATTGAGCCTGAACCGTCCATCGAGGAACGCTATGACGTTTCTACCGGTGTAAGACGAAGAGGTCCTTACAAGCTGGATACTACCAACCTTGTAGCAGGTACGTACCTTCCATCGTTTACTCCTATTGCGGCTGATCTGGTAAAGAAAACCGCACAGGTAGCTATCCGTGTAGAAGTCTATGAAAAGTTTACCACCAGTTCCAATACCACTTTGAAGATTAAGAAAAACTCTTTGGCTTATGTGGGTATGCATCTGGGTAATGGTTCTCATGGGGCTACCATCAACAGTATTGACAAATCAAACAAAGATTTCGATAAGTTGACGCTGTCTGCCGACTTTGGCGAAACATTGGAAGCTGGTACTGTACTCTATGAAGCTACAGCGGTAAGCGGCACAACTCCGAAAGTCATTGCTAACTCAGCCTTGTACGGAAGAGTACAAGTAGAAGAAGGCATTGTATTAGTTGCTCTTTTGATGCGAGCATTCGAGATTGAGCCTACCAAATTGGTTATGCCTTTCTCTGACATTGACAAGGCCAACATGCCGCATTTCCAGTTCAACGCTCCTGACGTTACTCAAAGTGGAAAGGCTGTAGTTGCCAAAGCGTCTTCCAGTCAAGATGGCTTGATGAGTAAAGAAGACAAAGCTAAATTGGATGGTATCGCATTCCAAGCCAACAAATTCACTTTGTCTGCAGCAACATCTTCTGCTCTCGGAGGTGTAAAGCAGGGTGTTAAAGTGGATGATGCTACTGGGCAGGAAGATGCACATACAAAATTGAATGCCCTTCTGGCATCTTTGAGAACAGCAGGTGTAATTGCAAGCAAATAAAGAAAGGAGGTAAAACATGATGCTAACTATTCATACTCTGTTTAATGACCCCAATATCGTAAACGCCGTTATCCAGCGCGTACTTCAGACTCGTAAGGATACAATCTACTGGCAGCAGTATCTTGATTTCCGTAGAACGACTACCCGTGTATTCAAGGACTACATCGGTCAGATTACTGGAGTGATGGCCGGTTCTATTAACTCACGATACGGCGAGAAGCCTATCCGTGAACGCCGGAATATTGGCTCAGGATATGGTGAAATTGCTTATCTTGGTGATGCTTACCAAATTTCTATTGACCGCCTGTCAGAACTTCAGGACTTGATTGACAAGTTTAACGCAGCTAAACCTGCTGACCAGGTAGCAGCCATGCAGGAAATCGTGAATTTCATCTATGACGATTACCGCCAGGTACTTTTGGCAGCTCACAAGCGCATGGATATTATCGTAGGTTCACTTCTGATGACCGGAGAAGTAACAGTCAAGAACAAAGACGACAATGCCGGAGGCGTTGACCTTCTCGACATTGAATTGCCGTTCAAGTTCATCAAGCCTGATACTGGTGCGAAGACGAACTTCATCACCTATTTGCAGCAGCAGATTAATGCACTGAAAGCTGATTATGGAAACTTCCAGAAGATGATTATGTCCCGAGGAACTTTCGTGAAGAATATCATCGGGTCGGCTGAGTTTGGTGACAAGTTCAAGATGCAGCTTACAGGAAATGAGATGTATCTTTCAACCGGGTTGATTACCTCTCAACTGGCTTCCCAAGTGTTCACTGGCATCGGGCTTCCGGCCATTGAAATCAAGGAAGACTATGTGAAAGACCAGACTGGCAAGAACGTACAGATTTACGCAGACGACCGCATTACCTTGCTTCCGCAGGATAAAATCGGTTATATGCGTTTCCACACTCCATACGAAGCCGTGGATGGTGTTCCGGGCCGTAACTACACTCAGGCTGATGGTGATATGCTTATCTCCGGCTACAAGGATAAGAACGGCCGTTATCTGGAATACACTGCAGAGTGGATTCCACAGATTTCGAATCCGAACCTGATTGTGAACTTTGATTTGTCAACCATGAACGCATGATAGCAAAAGACTACATATCACAGAAGTTTCAGACCTTCGGCATTAACTTGTCGGAGGCTGACCTTTTGGAGATAAGTCTGTCTTCAGGGATAAGCGGAGAGGATGAGATGGGCCCGTCAAACATCGGTCTTTTGTCGGTGGCCATGGCGGAGTTCATCCCCTCTCTATTACTTAGAGCCACTTCCATCAGCGAGAATGGTTTCTCTATGTCTTGGAATATCCAAGGTGTAAAGGAATATTACTCTTTCTTGTGTAAGAAGTACGGACTTGAAGATACGTTAAGCGATAAACCTAAAGTCAGATTCCTATGATATTCGCTCCGCATACATTACAGGTTAAGGTCTTTACTCCGATGGAAACGGACGAGTTCGGCAGGCCCATTCCCGGAACCGGTGGAGAAAGCTGGCAGGACGTATGTAAGTGCCGGTGTGACGACAACTCTACCAAAGAGTTTACTTCGGAGAACGGTGAGGTGTTCCGACCGAACTATCACGTAGTCTGTGAGAAGAAAACCTCACTGAGTGCTGGTGATGAAGTCAGATGTATGGACGGTGAGAATATCCGGGGAACTGGCAAGGTTTACATGGTAAAGAATACGAATTATTTTAGTTACTCAGAGATATGGATGTAAAGTTTGATTTTTCGGATGTGGATGGATTCTTTCGACAAGGTTATGCCGAGGTTAAAGCTGTTGAGGATAAGGTCGGCAAGGACGCTGTCGATTACGCTGTAAAGAATGGCAACTATCAGAACCGTACCGGAACACTCCGCAAGTCAAACAAGTATTCAGCCCAAGATGACGGATTGGAGTTAAGGAATGAAGCCGAATATGCTTCGTTTGTTGAATCTAAAGGTTACGAAGTCCTGACTGGTGCAGCCCTATTTGCTGAGAAACGATTGAAGGAGGAAATCAAATGAAACGAATATTCAAGTATGAATTGATTGTAGCAAACCATTCAAAATTATGCCTACCTGTAGGAGCAAGAATATTATCTGTACAATCGCAACGAAATATGGTTTGTCTATGGGCAGTAGTAGATGAATGTCAAAAAGAATTATGTTTTGTGGACATCTTTATGTACGGAACAGGACAAAACATATCTGATAAAGATTTGGAAGATAAAAGATTTGCCGGGACTGTTCAGCTTGGAGAACTGGTTTATCATGTATTCCTTCAGTATGGTAATAATATTCAATATTTGATTGTATAATGATAGTAACTACCGACATAGCGAACATACTCTACCGCGATTGCAAGACCTTCGGTATTGAAATCGTTCCTCACGGAAAGAAGCTGACTGGCGAATTGAAATCAGAAAGGATTGTCATTCACTCTAAGAAACAGCAGCCGGGAACGTACTGGAAGAAATCCTTCGTTGAGGTGAACCTTTGCGTTCCTGACTTGAAAGAAGGTGAAGCCAGCACCATCCGGCTGAACGCACTGGAGAAACAGGCGCAAGAATTGTTTGACGGAGTGACCGGACGCTATGACGGAACAACCTATCATTATTCCATCGACACAATCGGGACAGAGGAGGACACAGCCTTAAAGTGTCACTATGTGAATGTAAGAATTTTGTTTGAAGTTTTAAATGTGAAATAACATGGCAGAAGCAAAGAAAGTCACAGCCGCGAATATCAAGAAGCTTTGGTATGGCGAAACAAGCGAGATTACCGCAGATTTGACAGGACAAGCCTTGCATACTCTTTTGCAGGGTGAAACCTTGAAAGAAATCAAGAATATCCATCAGGATACATGGACGATTGAAGAAGCGGAAGCAAGTCGTACAAATTACAAGAACCAGCTCACGAATCAGACCTATCGAAGTGATAAGGAAATGGGTGATGTTACTGTAAACTTCACTATCGGTGAGTATGACTATCCTACTAAAAAAGACCTTATGGGTGGTGATATTATTAACACTGATAAGGGTTGGAAACGAGCAAGAGGTAAGGTAAACATTGAGAAGTTACTTGTTGCTTTGACTGACGATGACCAGTATTGTGTGATTCCCCGTGCTGACATCGGTGCACGTGAAGCCACAACAGACAAGGCTGTCGGTATTCCTGTAAGTGCGGTGGAGCTGGAACCACAAAATGCAGAAGTTGCACCGGAATACTGGTTTGATTCATCTGAAGTAACAGCAGGTGCTTAATGCCTATCCAATAGGTAGAGATTGAATTCCATAACAGGGGTGGGCTTTATGGCTTCACCCCTTAATTTTTATCTTTTATCAGAATGAATCAAGGAGCAAAAATAGTAACTGAATCCATTATCGGAAGTGATTTCAGAACGGTGTTTGTCGCTGGGAAAGCCTACACGCTCTACCCTCCTACTATCCACAAACTGGCCGGGGCAATCTCCCATTTGTCAGGCGTACAAGAAGCAGACAATTTGAAAGAAGTGCTTCTCTCCCTTGGAGAAAGCGAGGCTTACAGCAAGGCTCTCTCTTGGCTGATAGCTGGTGACGAAAGTTTAAGTGAAGAACTGGCAAAAGGAACATACGAAGAAAACGTAAATGCTTTAGATGAAGCACTCTCTATGATTGACTCAAAGGTTTTTCTCAAAGCTGTCAGCTTGGCGAGGAACGTAAGTCTGCTGGCAGCGAAACCGAGGTTGTAGGAAATGACACGCTCTTGGGACAAATTGCATCGTTCATGGAAAATCTGCATCTGTCATACCGGGAAGTGGTCTATGAGATACCATACAGGAATTTAGTATTAATGCAGCGTGACAAGCTCCATACAGTTACCGGTACCAAGGTTACAAAGGTGAAGGGTAAGGACATGGCTTCGCGCAGAAGAAGAAATAAGAAATAGATATGGCTACACTATACTTTAAAGTCAGTTCTGACTGGGAGCAGGTTGTCAAACTGAGACAGGAATGTGAGAAGCTGGAAGCCCAGCTCAAGAAGATGGACGTCAACAAATCCCCTGCAGCTGCAAAGGCTTTAGAAACACAACTGGCATCCACCCGTCAGCAGATGATGGGACTGGTAACTGAGGCGGCCAAGGCTGGTGCTGTGATGGAGAATGACCTTAAGAAAAAACTTAATTCCGCGTCAAAGGCCTCCGATGAGCTGACAGAGGAAATCATCAAACAAAGGAAAATCATCCGTGATACGCAGGATGATGTCAGACGGCTGTCTGATGAATATTCAAAGATGGGTAAGTATTCTCCTAATTCAAAAGCTAAATTAGCTGAACTGAACCGAGCTAAAGCAGCCTTGAACGAGCAGAGATATTCCCTTGGCGAATTACAGGACCAGCAGGCCAGAAACAGGCTCGAAGTGAGGAAACTTACAAGAGAGTACAAGGATTTTTCCAGTGGGACTAACAACGCTGATGAGATAGTAAAATCCCTGACGGATTCTTTAAAGCGTACAGCCGCTGAAATAGGTGGACTTGTGGCGATAAAGAAATTCGGCTCTGATGTGATTGAAGCAACCGGAAAGATGCAGCAGCTACAGGTAGCCTTATCCACTATATTGCAGGATAAAACGAAAGCCGACCAACTCATTGCTGAAATCGTACAGTTTGCTGCTAAGACCCCATTCAATCTTGACGATGTAGCAGAAGGCGCAAAACAACTTCTTGCATATGGCTCATCTGCTGATAAGGTTATTGAAGAACTTTCCATGTTGGGTGATGTGGCTTCCGGTTTGCAGATACCTATCGGTCAACTGATTTATCTTTATGGGACATTGCGTACCCAGGGACGTGCAATGACAGTTGACATCCGTCAGTTCGCCGGACGAGGTATTCCAATCTACGAAGAACTGGCCAAGGTATTAGGAGTTTCCAAAGACCAGGTAGGTGAACTTGTGAAGGAAGGTAAGGTAGGGTTTAAGGAAGTTGAACAGGCCTTCAAAAACATGACATCTGAGGGAGGAAAGTTTGCCAACCTTATGGAGAACTCTGCCGGGACGTGGCCCCAGCGACTGTCGAATATCGAAGATACCCTCTTCCAGAAAATGAATGAATTCGGGAACAAGTATAAGGAAGTTTTTGAGTTTGGCATCGGTACAGCCGAGGACTTGGTGGAAAGTCTTGATGATGTAATTGCTGTCATGGGCGGACTGATAGCGGCTTATGGAACCTACAAGGCTGCACTAATAGCAGCAGCCGTAGCGCAGAAGGCGGTCGGATTCGTTGAAAGTATCCGTCTGATTGGAATGTACAGAAAGGAATTGGGACTGGCCACCGCTGCACAGCAGGCTTTCAATCTGGCATCGAAATCGAATGTGTATGTCACCTTGTTGGCTGCGTTGGTAGGAATCGGTACGGCTATTTACATGTTCACCAAGAGAACCAATGAAGCCACTGCAGCACAGGAGACGCTTAATTCGGTGAACAAAAAAGCCGATGAGGAATTTTCCAAGCAGGCAGCAACGGTTGACAGGTTGTCCGGCATATTGAAAAGTGAAACTTCATCCATTGACCAGAAGAAGAAAGCCTTGTCTGATTTGCAGACCATCATTCCTTCTTACAATGCCAGTCTTAATGAAGAGGGTCGACTGATAAACAACAACACTGAGGCCATTAAATCCTATCTTACGCAACTGGAAAAACAGATACGGATGAAGGCTGCTCAGGAAGAACTGGAGGAACTGTATCGCAAAAAACGGACTCAAGAAAAGCAGCAGAAAGTCGCTACGGAGAATTACAATGAGGCTAAATCTTTGTACAATTCATCTGTGACAATGACTGGAAGCGCATTACAAAACAGAGGAGTCAATACAGGTGTGGCCGTATTCTCTCAAAATAGTGCAGTAAACAATCAGCTCAAAGATAGTACGAATAAGGCCAAGAAAGAATTGGATTCCGTAAACAAGGAATTAGGCGAAACGGTTTCTGCCATCACTGAACTGGAAAAAGAAATTGAGAAATCGTCTTTATCCGATAATAAAGAACCCCCACAGTCTTCCATATCCAAAGAAGTAGAAAATGCCACCATACGTATCAAGACACTCAAACAAGAGATTGCCGACCTTCGTAGCGGAAAATTACAGGCAGAAGCCGGTAAAACCGTAGAATCTGCTATCAAGGCAAAGGAAAAAGAGTTGCAGAGTACAGAAAAAACCTTGGAAACACTTACTGGTATCAGCTACAAATCAGAAAACAAGAAGGTCGTAGATAGCCAGCAAAATCTTTCTGATGAACTTTTACAACTCATTAGGACCAATCAACAGAACGAAATTAACCTAATGGAAGAAGGTTCTGAAAAGAAGCGCAGACAGATTGAACTGGATTACCAGCGAGAAATCGATGAAATTAGGAAACAGCGCAAAAAATGGGAAGATGCGCAAGGAGGAAAGCTTACGTCTGAACAGCGGGAAGTATTAGGAAGTCGTGCGTCTAATGCCATGCAGTCACGTGAAAAAGGGCTGGCCGAAATTACGAAAGCCGAAAATCAGGCTGCAATCGAGGCTAATGAACGCTACCTGAAAAGCTATGGTACATTTATGCAGAAACGTGATGCAATCATAGCTGAGTACACCCGTAAAATCTCGGAGGCTGCTACTCAGGGAGACAAGGACATACTCCAGAAAGAAATGGATAAAGCTCTCTCCTCTCTTGATCTTGAGAAGCTGAAACAGGGAATCAATTGGGAACTTATCTTCGGTGACTTGGATAAGGTATCCAAAGAATCCTTGAACAAGGTAAAGCAGCAGCTTAGGGACTTCAAGAACTCCGAAGAATACAAGAATATGGCTGTTGACCAGAAGAAGGTCATTGACGAGGCGTTAAGCAACATCCAGTCAACTTTTATTGACAAAGGAGGATTGCTGGCCGACCTACCCGAACAGTTAAGCGAATTGGCCAAGGCACAGGAAGAACTGTCACAAGCTCAGGAGGAATACAACGAAGCCATGAGAAGCGGAACAGATGAACAGAAAGAAACGGCCACGAAGAAACTGAATGATGCCCAGAAAAGACAGCAGAACGCTCAGGTCAATGTACAAAAGTCGACAGATAAAACGACAAGCAACCTTGTCACATTGTCGAACGTCATTACCCAGCTTGGTTCAAATTCTGAAATTTCACTCTCTCAGGTCGGTGATTTGGCCGGAAATATAGTAGACATATTTGCAGAAGAGAGCGAGAAACTTGGAGGTATAATTGGAGCTGCATTTTCTCTTTTAGATGCTATCGGGACACAGGGGCTGGATGGTTTCGTCAGTAACATATTCAGTAGTGTCTTTAAGTCTGTAGGTGGAATATGGGATACTTTGACTTTCGGCGGATTCAGCAAACTCTTCGGTATTGGAGGAAACGAAAAAGAGGTGCAGGATACCATCAACAGACTCACGGACAGAAACGAAAAGCTGCAGTCTGCCATCGAATCCCTTACGGAAGAAATGAAGTCCAGCAAGGGAAGCGAGAAATCCGTAGCAGAGTACAATAAAGCCATCAAGTATCAGGAGGAATACAACAAGAATGTCCTTGCAAAAGCGGAGGCAAATGCTGGCTATCACAGCAGCCATCATAGCTGGGCCTATTACATGGGCTGGTCGGAAAGTGACATACAATGGATTCGAGAAAATGTCATGGCAGAATTCACAGGTACAGATTCCTTGTGGCAGATGTCGCCGGAGCAGATGGACTTATTACGTCAGAATGTAGACTTGTGGCAGAAAATGGCCGATTCAGGGAAAGGAGGCTATGGAAATAGTGTCGTTGATGCACTAGGTGAATATGCAGATCTGGCCGGAAACCTCGAAGAACTGAAAGAGGGACTTTTCGAACAGCTTACCGGAATAAGTTTTGATTCCATGTATGATAGTTTCACCGATACCCTCATGGATATGGATGCCTCGGCGGAAGATTTTGCGGATAACCTATCCGAATACTTTATGCGTGCCATGCTTTCAGACAAAATTGGTAACATGTACAGCCAGAAACTTGAAAACTGGTGGAACAGATTCGGTGAAAGTATGAAGGACGGAAACCTGAGTGAGAGTGAACGCAATTCACTCCAAAACGAATATATGGGGTACGTGAATGAAGCATTGAAACTACGGGATGAACTTGCAGCAGCTACCGGATACGACAAGGCTGGCAACAGTTCCCAGCAGTCGGCTTCCAGCCGTGGATTCGGTACGGAAATGACGCACGAGGATGCCGGGGAACTGAGCGGACGGTTTACAGCCGTATATGAGTCCAATCTTCGTATTGAGACGGCAGAACAGCAGCAAACGATAGCTATTACCGAACTGCGAGGTTCCATCGGTTCCCTGACATCACAAGCAACCGGATTGTACAACATCGCCGACGAGACACGTACCATCCTGGCCAATTCCTATCTGGAGCTACAGCAAATCAGAGAAAACACAGGCGAAATTGTCAAGCCTATCAAACAGATGCAGGCCGACATTGCCGAAGTAAAACGTAATACATCAAGATTATGACAGGAGATTTATTTATTAACGGGAAGGATGCCTGGAGCACATGGGGTGTCCGTATGGGCGACGGTTTTCTCGATGCTATCGACGGATTCAATCAGATGAAAGACTACATCGAAGATGAGAGCCGTCTGGAGCATGGGAAGCGAATGATAACCGACAATGCAAAAGTAGCATCGCGTGAAATCACTCTCCAGTTCACCATAGAAGGAAACTCAGAAGGCGACTATCGGACAAAGAAGAAATCTTTTCAGTCAGAACTGGAGAAAGGAACCGTAAACATCAAAATCCCAACTCTTGGGAGCGAAGTCTACAAGCTGGTTTACCTGGGGAAAAGCATCTCTTACGGGTTGAGTATTGACAGGCGTTTCGGTAAGGTTTCAAGTAAGTTTTGCGAACCGAATCCAATGGATAGAAGCGAATAACAAACATTTCCTTTATTGTTTCAAATGGAAGTCCGGATTTTTAGGGCTTCCATTTTCTATTTATGAACTTTGGGGATATGATTGAAATTAAGGACATATCCGGAAAGACGAGGTTCTCCGCCCCTATCAACAAAGGGGCGAAGGGAAAGTTTACACTGATGAAAGAGGACTACATCGTTCTCCCATTCTCCGTGCCTGAACCGATATATTTTAAACTTGGAGACTATGTAGACCTTTCCGGGGTTCTGGATGATTCACTGGGCGGCTTACTTTCAAAAGTATATGAGGTAACAGACCTGCAGAAACCTTCTTTCAATGCTTCTACCGGTGGATATGATTATGAGCTGAAACTGGATGCTTACTACTGGAAGTGGAAAAACAAAATTTTCAAATACACTCCTGAACATGCTGGATATGAAGCGTCATGGTCTCTCACCGCAGCCCTTGATGTACAGCTTGGTGTGTTCTTACGTAACCTGAAAGCACTCGGATATACTTATAAGGGAACAGATTTCACATTTGATATAGATTCCACAGTAGAGAACAAGGCGGTGGCAATGACATACGACAACATGTCCTTGCTTGATGCCCTATTCTCTATGGCCGGCAAGGACAAGTGGAACTGCGATTGCTGGATAACCGACAACGTAATTCATTTCGGGCGTAATGAATACGGTGATGCGGTTAGAATCGAGTTAGGGGTTGAGGCGTCAGCCATGACTCGCAGCGAAAGCAAGGGCACTTATGCCACGAGAATCTATGCGTTCGGCTCTACAAGAAACATACCTGAGAACTACCGTCCCATTGAAGAGCAGACGGTAGTAAACGGAGTTGTGCAAAGACGACTTATGCTTCCCGCTGGTACGCCATACATAGATGTGTATCCTGACATGAGCCAGGAAGAAGCAATTGAAGACATCGTGGTATTTGACGAGGTATATCCCCGACTTGAAAGTACGATGTCAAGTGTATCTACGAGGACGGAAACCGTTACAAATGAAGACGGAGGTCAGGAAACCGTGACTTACTATCGCTATCGTGATACTGGCCTGAATTTCTCCAAGGACTACATACTTCCGGGCCAAGAGCTGACAATTATCTTTCAGTCCGGCAAAATGAATGGATTGGAGTTCGGTGTTATTTTTGACCCGGACAACAACGGAAGCCAGCTTTGGGAAATTGTCTGCAGCGAAGACTACGGACGTCCATTGCCGGATGATACCATATATCCTGAAAATGATGACAAGTATATCCTTTCCGGTTTTGATCCAAAGTTTGTTTCTGTACAAATGATTCCGGACGCGGAGCAGGAACTGAAAGAGAAGGCACAGAAGATAGCAGACCAGCGAAAAAAGGACGATGGTACATACTACACTACCCTCCGGTCAGAATGGGTTAATGAAGACAAGCTGAAACGCTTTTTCGAGTTCGGGCAAAAGATAAACCTGGTCAATAAAGCCTTTTTTGAGAATGGTCGTGAAAGCCGTGTTCTCGGATGGGAGTTTAACCTTGACATTCCATGGGATTCTCCGGTATATACTATTGGGGAAAGTATGCCCTACTCTCGCCTTAATGATGTGGAAGAGAAACTGGAGTCGATTACGTATAAAGGGCATACTTATGTTGGAGGTGGAGGAAGTAGCATATATGTGATTAAGACCAATGATTCTACTGCCCCATCGGACAGTAACGTATTTTCGGCAAAACGGTCACTTGCAACATTATTGAGAAAGGACAAGGAAGACCAGACAAACTATCTTCTTAAACTCTTGGGAGGTATTATATCTCCTTTCCTGGAGTCGCCCGACTTCGTAACCGGAATGATGGGGGCCGGCATGTCATTCTCTTCAGAAAAGGGCGGCGAGTCTGTCGGATGGATTGACAAACTGTACGTGCGCAAGAAAGCTATATTTCAGGCTCTTGAGATTCTTAAAACAGAGCTTGGAGGTGCTTCGTTTTTGTTTAATGCTTCCGGAGCAAGAGCTACAATCACAAAAGTTGAGCAGATAGAGCAGGAAGCTTATTTCATTGACGGAGACAAAGGATATTTCCCCAACGAAGATGAAGCTTATTTCCCTGACATATACAGATGCTATTTTATGACAGACGACGGAGAAACCGCTGTGGAAAATCTTTTCAAGGTAGGCGATTTTGTACGTTCGCAGACGTTTAATATAAAAGCTGGAGTATATGAAAACGTAAGTAACCATTACTGGTGGCGTAAGGTGGTAGGAATAGGTAAGGACTACATAGATCTTTCTTCTGTAAGTTATCAGGAAGACAGTGACATTCCAAAAGAAGGAGATGTAATTGTGCAGCTTGGTAATGAAAGAGACGAAGACCGTCAGAGTGCTATCGTTCTTTCCGCTTATGGTGAAGGAGCTCCCTATCTTACAATGTATCAGGGAATCAATTCCTATTCACTGAAAGACAAAGATATATTTACAATCGGATATGATAATGTAAAGAAAGAATGCTATCTTAAAAATTACGGTAGGGCATATATAGGCACAAGAGATAGAAAAGTATATTTTGATTTTTCAAGTAAGAAGCTGGACATAAAGGCAGACAGTTTTACATTCAGTACAGGAGAGGTAGTAAAAGATGAACTTGAAAATAATAAAAAAAATATAGAGAATGTTTCATCGGAAATTTCGATAGTAAAAGATCAGATTTCATTGAAAGTAAGCACAAACGATCTTATACAAACAGGTATTGACATTACTAAAAAAACAGTAACAGTTACAGCCAGTAGTTTTTTTGTAAATAATTCGAAAGGAACTCCAATTGCGGTATTTACTACTGATTCATCTGGGAAACCTATACTTAAAGCTGATTATATAGATGTAGATAATTTGAAGGTAAAACATCTGGATGGCGCAGACGGGACTTTTACAGGAGAGTTGAAAGCCGCTACTGGTACGTTCACCGGAGGTGTTGTTACCAATTCTGATGGGAATAGGATTATATTAGATCCAGATTCAAGGCAAATGGCTCTTGTCTCAAGTTCCGGATATATGCTTTCAAGCTGGTTTTTCTACAATAATTCTGGATATGAATCAGCCGCATTGTGTTTAAAAAACATAGAAGGAGAGTCTCTTTATATTTATCCTTTTGATATAAGGATGAACAGTGGCGATAAAAGTACACAGATAACAAACGGAGATATAAGGTTAAAGATGGGGACTTCGAGGATGGTTATAAACCCTCTTCAAATATCAATGACTGAAGGAGGAAATTCAGTGACAGGATTTACTGGAAGTTTCTTGATTTACTCATTATATGATGAATCAAAGCCTACAAGTGAGAAGATATGGAAGAAGGTGAGTGTAAAGAATGGAATTATATATAAAATAGAAAACTGGTTTATATAATAAAATATGGGTAAAGGAATAATTAAGCTTGATGTGACAGATACCAACGAAGCACTTGGTATAATGCACGAAAATAAAGATGCCTTTCCGTTCGACACATCCCCGCAGGAAGGAAGCAAGAAAGGGATTACAAGCGGAGCTGTGGCAGAAGCAGTAAAAGATATAAAGAGTAAGGTAAAAGGTTACTTCCTTACAGAAGAAAAGCTAAGGAACGCTTATCCGGAAGCGGATGAAGGAAGCAAGGCGTATGTAGGAAACAATTATCCGTATGCCATTTATCTGTACGATACTGAAAAAGGTGGATGGTATGACACGGAACAGACTGGAGGAGACGAGCAGTTTAATGCAGGCGATTTCTATTCAAAAATGGAGATTGACCAGAAGAACGCCGAGCTTGATGAACGATTAAAGGTGTTGGAAGAAAGAGACGTTTTCCTTTCAGTTGACGCATTTGAGTCTATTGAGCCAGAAGATGATAAATTGTACTTTATATTTGAAGAAGAATGATTTACAAAGGCAGTAAGGAGGTAGTGCAGATATTCAAGGGGAGTAAGCCCATATCTGCAATATATAAAGGAGCTAGACTTGTATGGCAGGCCATACGAAGTTGCTTTGGGTCAGGAGCTTGGAGGAACGATAAGCCGTGGATTAATGACGAAGGTTGGAAAAATTAATGTTTAAATATACAGCAATGGATATATTAAAATCATTATCAGTGGCATTAAAATCATCTAATGATATTAATCCAAATAATATACCAAATCTTTCAGCAGATTGGGGGAATGATGAGACAAATGGTCTTCCATATTCAGGAGCCGCAGTTCAAGAATTTTTGAAATTTTATTGTCAAAAATCGGTTGATAATGAACAGAACAAGATGGGTGCGTTCTATTTTGATACAGCAGCCATGAAGTTCTATACATTCCGCACGCAGGAAGACCGTGACAACTTTATTTCTAATGGAGATAGTTCTCTTATTCTAAGCTCGCAGGATATTGTTTTTGGTGGAACGCAGAAGAAGCTTACCATTATTAATAAAATGAGTAGCAGCAATATCTATTTTACCACCAATGCAAAAAAAGCTGAAATAACGGTTGGATTTGAATTTAAAGAAAAAGAGTTCAATGCTCCAGATTGGACAGATGTGATTGAAGATGCTTATTTCACAGTTTCGGTAGACAAAGGGGTTACAGGTACATACGTCAATATACTTGAAAACGTACTTGTACGTCATGGTGAGACTCTTACATTCGATGTGTTCAATTATATTTCTTCTGGGCCGAACCGTGTAAAGGTTACGGCAGTAGGACTTGTGTCTGAGCAGACGGCAAATCTCGGTTACAGCGTAACTCTTACCTCAATGTACCTTTCTCCGGCAAACTTCGGATGGTATTTACCATTCGTGGAAGGAAGTACGTACAATCTCGGTGGAATGAATATCGGAGGTGCCTTGCAGAAGAAACTCATTATCAAGGTAACTAACGACAGCGGATATTCCCAGCAGTATGAGGAAAATATCGGTACCGCTGTTTATGTGACCAACCCGTACTATTACACCAAGCTTCCTTTCCCGTCAGCAGGAACCGGAGTATATCATGTGGAATTGTGGCTGGATGCGGACGGATTGCAGTCAGAGCATCTGAAGTATAATATCATGTGCATAGCGACAGCAGAAGTTTCCACAGCACAGTTATGCTGTATGGCTAATATTGCGGAGAAGGCTGTCAATTACATGGATAATGCTCTCTTTGATTATGCTGTATATAATGGCGGTTCTTCTACTGCTACCCCTCATATAAGACTTACAGCTGGAGAAGATGTAATATTTGATGAAGATTTGGAAGGAGTAGAAACTGGTAAGTCTATTACTTTTAATTACAATCTGGAGGTAGAGACAGAAGATTCTGAATTAACTTTGTCTTCAGTATTGTCGTTTGGCAATGAGCAGTCTGCTACATATCAGATAGACAATTCAGCTTCATTTCCCGCAACAGCAGAAGCTGCGTTTTATCTTAATTCTGCTACACGTAACAACACGCAGGCTAATAAGACGTCAATAATTAATGAAGTTAATAAATCCACTGTTTCTGCTCAGTGGACGAATATGTCATGGGTGGACGGTACAGATGGATGGACTGTCGACAATGAAGGTAGAAAGTGTCTGTTTATGCCGGCAAGAACGAAAGCTACTATCAATTACAAGCCTTTGCAGAGCGTAGGAAACGGTAAGACGGTAGAATTTACGTTCAAGGTATCCAATGCTTCCGATTATGACGAGAACATTATTTCAGTTTGCGATGCTCCGGATAACCCGTTGTTCAGAGGAATCAGAATCCGACCGAACAACATTCTCATTCATTCGCGAGACCTGAATACGGATAATGAGAACCAGTCGTATGATATTCCTGAAGACACGCTTATCAATGTGTGCGTTTCTGTGATTCGTAACTATAAGACGAATTACGGAAATATCTGCATTGTGTATGTCAACGGAGTACGCAAGAAAGAATTTGCATTTACAAACGCGGACAGTTGGCTTACTGATGCCAATATCATTATAGGTTCTGATACTTCAGACTTGTATCTGTACAATGTGAGAGTATATGACAAGGGATTCGGTACGCAGGATGCCTTGCAGAACTACGTGGCTTCACTTCCAAACTCTATCGACAAGAGAAAGGCATACGAGCTTATTCACGGAGTGATTGACGATTCATTCAATGTTGACTTCGAAAAGACAAAGGCTGTAGCCAATGTCGTAACCATCGAAATGCTTGACGGTGCGGAACTTCCTCATTACGGACTTAGTAAGGAATACACGGCTCAGTGTAATATGGAGCTGTTCTGGAACAAACATCCTGAATGGAACTGGTGGATAGAAAACATGAAAGTGGAAGGACAGGGTACCACCTCAATGAACTATTTCCGTTGGAACTTGCGATGGAGACTTGACAAGGCAGATGGATTTACGGTACATCTTCCGGACGGTACTACTTCTACGGACGATACGCTGTGGTTTGACGGTGAAGGAAATCACCCGAAACTTTCACGAATGACGGCTAAGATAAACTATGCTTCTTCCATGCAGAGTCATAAGATTGGTGCTACAGCCATGTTTAATGACGTGCATCATCATCTTGGGCTTGATAATGAAGCAGGTGGTCGTGTAGCTGTATTCCAGCATCCGTTCTACTTTTTCGAAAAGAAGAAAATTGAGGGAACTGAACAGTACACCTACAGCTTTATCGGTTTGTTTACCTTTGGTGCTGACAAGGGAGACAAGTACACTTTCGGTTACAAGAATCCGGAGGTAAAAGATACTTTGCTCGTACTTGAAGGACTTGACCACCCGATTAAAGGTGTAGGTATGGACTACCCGTGGTTGGAAATGAAGTATGTGGCAGATGAAGAATCACTTTGTGTTGACAAGGGTAACAACAATTACGATGCTGCATGGGAAGTTTCCCAGTCAGGAAGCGCGGAGAGTGAAGAGGAAATCCAAGCAAAACTCGATGAAGAGTTCAAGCCTGCCTACGAAGTGGCTTACAACAATTCTACCATGATTATCGGTACGGATGAAACAGTGGGAACAATCAATGCCGATGTAGATGCCTGGGGTCAGCGTAAAGATGAAAACGGTAATGCTTACCAGCGTTACGAATTTTGGATTGACGGGGAATACGAACTGTATTACTTGTCAAAGAAGACAAACAAGTATGTGAAGAACGGAATTAATCTGCTTACACAGCTTGGACTTTCTGCTGAGGATTTGTCCGGACTTGACGTGAAGGCTAAAAACGAATTGTTCAAACAGAAACGCAGGGAAAAGTTCAAAGCAGAAATGCAGAACTACTGGCATCTGGATGACTGCTTGTATTGTTACTGCTTCCTGCTTTTGTTGGGTGCAACAGACAATTTCAAAAAGAACTCTTACCCTTATAAACTTGGAACGCTTGCAAGTGGTAGCCGCTGGCGTTGGCGTCAGGATGACTTGGATACACTATTTGACATCGACAATCAGGGATTGGCCGTGAAGGGATATTCTATCGAAGCTCATGACTGGACTGACGATAGTAAGACTGCATACGTATTCAAGGGCGAGGATTCTGTATTCTGGACACTCATAGGTGAATGCTTCGAAGTAGAAGCAAAAGCTATGGGTAAAAAGATACTCGGTGCAATGTACGAAATGAGCAGCATTGGTACGACTACCATAGACCGTCTGATTGGATTCTTCCAGGAGTATTTTTGGAATAATGCTCAGAACTATTTCACTAAGTCTGCATACAACTCTGATGCAGAATACAAATACGAAGAAGCGTGGCCGAAATACGCTTCAGGTGAATACGATGTAGACGTTCATCCGTTGTCGCAGTCTTTGGGAGACCACTTGGAAGCTGAAATGCTATGGGTTCGGCAAAGACTTATCTATATGATGAGTAAGTGGGGATATGGGCCGTTTGCCCAATACACGGATTCGTGCTTGGGTCGTATCAACTTCCGTACACAGTTAGCTCAGTCATTCAAGCTTACTCCGTTCATGGACTTGTACCCTTGTATCCTTAGTGGTCAGGGTGCGACACATGCCAGCGCTGATAGAGTATTGTCAGGCGAAGAAGTAACAATTGCTGGCGCCGGAGGTACGAACACAAACGTTTACATTATGGCAGCAGATGAATTGGAAAGCATCGGAGACTTGTCTACGCTTACCGTAGACGCAGCTTCCAATGCAGGTATCGCTATTGCTTCTAAAAGATTGAAAACAATTAAGGTGGGCGACGAAGTAGCTGAAAAAGTTACGTCAAACCTTCAGCAGCTTTCAATCGGGTTGTGTAACAGCCTTGTTTCTGTTGACGCAAGAAATCTGAAATCTCTTACTGGTACGGTGGATTTATCACGTTGTCCGCGTCTTGTAGAAGCGTTGTTCGGAGGTACTGATATTCGTAGTATAACACTTGCCAACGGTAGTAAAATAACGAAGTTACAATTACCTGATTCGTTAACGACATTGGAGCTTCTTAACCTTAGTAAACTTACTAATTTACAATACTCAGACTTGAGTAAGGTAGAATTTTTCCGTGTAGAGAATTGTAATCAAATTGCTACCTTCGAGAAACTTAAAGAGATATATAATCTTGATAATAGTTCATTAAGGGATATACGTATTATAGGATTCTCATATACAGGGGATTCTTCTGATATAGACATGCTGTCAAATTTTGCTGAGGATAAGGATAAAAATGGTGAACCTCATTCATATAACGGTATCACAGCCGATGGGGTACCGCAGGAGGATTCGTTACCTATTATTGAAGGAACAATTACAATTAACGGTAATTCGTATGAAGATAGTGTAGATAAGGTAAAATTATATTTCCCCAATTTAAAGCTTACTGTAAACGGAATTCTTTATTTTCGTTTTGTAGACCCTGAAGTTCAAAAACTAATGATAAAAGAACCTTACGGAGACGGAACAGGTATTACAAAAGAAAAGATAGAAAGCCTTAAGACTATTCCATCATTTGAGAGAAACGAACTTATTGAAACATTTGAAGAACTTCAGTATTTTATAGCTCTTACAAAAATAGAATCACAGATATTTAGAAACTGTTCCTCTTTGAAAAAGGTTATATTACCTGAAAGTGTAAAAAGTCTTTTAACTTATAGTTTCTCATATAGTACTGCATTACAAGATATTAACCTGGAAAACTTAGAGCACATTGGTAATTTTGCATTATCAAGGACTAGCCTGGAAAACAAAACATTAAATTTAAGAAGCGTAATTGATATAGGTGTTAATGCTTTTTCAGAAACCAAAATAAAAAGGGTTATTTTAGGTTCTAATATTACGACACTCTACGTAACACCAGTTTCAACTGATTGGAATTCAGGCCCATTTTATGGATGCAAACAATTAGAGTTCGTAGATATCCCAGATTCTGTTATTAATATGGGGAATTATACTTTTAATATGTGTGCATCATTACAATTCGTAATTGTAAGAAATTCAACACCTCCAACATTAGGAACAGGTACTTTTAACGATACACATGACGGATTGAAAATATATGTACCAGATGCTTCAGTAGAAGCCTATAAGGCAGCAACGAACTGGAGTAATTACGCAAATAAGATTCATCCTTTATCAGAATATACGGAGGAATAATTATGAGAACAGAACAAAGAACAGTAACAACAATCATTGCGGACGAAGGTAAACTCCTTCGCCGCAAATCAGACGGATGGGTAGCCGGAGAACAGGTTACTCTTGGTTATAATTATTATGAAGGAGGTGTAGGACTTTCAGAAGCAAAACTTGAAACTCCTGAAGACTACGATGAATTTGACAAGCATGAGGATTATGAAGAGCCTCAGATTATTGATGATGTGAAGCGTATTCAGGACGGTATGAAACTTCTTGAAAATGTTTCAAGACGAATGGAAGAGGAAAAAGAGAATATCAACAATTATGATATTCCAGAAAGTGACGCGCTCAAAATCAAGGACATGTATCCTATGTGGAAGACTGACATCGACGTAAATGTCAATGACAAATACAGGGATACGGACGGAAAGCTGTATGTATGTGATGAAGCGCATAGAACACAGGAGAACTGGAGACCATCTGTCATGTCGTCCTTATGGCATGTGGCATCGGAAGGTAATAAAGGGACTGCCGAAGACCCAATACCCTATAATGAAGAGATGAATCCGTTCTGGCAGGGAATGATTCTCGAAGAAGGTAAATACTACACACAGAACAAGGAAGTCTATAAGTGTATCAGAGGAACGGGAAACAAGGTTACACATAATCTTGCAGACCTTGTTAGTGGCGGATTCGTTCAAAAAGTAGAATAATGAGAAATATATTAAAAGGCTTGTATGTAATCTACCCTTACATATTATGTCTTGCATTTTGGGCAGTAATTTTAATGATTTTATTATGAAAGTATTAGATGACTTTTTAGCAAAGATTGGTCACGACAAGTTTGACCACCATGTAGTTGGAGCACTTATTTGTGCATTAATTTCTTTTCTCGCAATTTTGCAGGACGGAGTGATTGGATGGGAAACGGTTGCGTACCCGACAATCGGAGCGGTGCCAGTGCTGTTGATTTCTGTGGTAAAGGAGTTGATGCTTGATGACAAGCCCGACTGGATGGATGTTGTATGGGCAATGGCAGGCTGCTTATGGGTTTATGCTTTTGTGGCATTGGGAGTATGGTTTAATCAGTTATCTGTTTAAAATTATGTGGACATTGTGTTTGGTATCTTTGGCTGCAATGGCAATTTATATTGCTGTAGTAATTAAGAAGTCTGGAATCCCTTATTCCATTTCTGAGACATATTACAGACTTGAACACAAGAAGTTGTTTACGTTTGTGATGTTACTTACTGGAGCCACTCTCCTTCCTCCAGCTTTGGAATCAAGTACGGTAAACAGCCAGTTCCTTATCTTTTTGAGTACGGTAGGTTTAGCCGTAGTTGGTCTTGCTCCAAATTTTGCCAATGGTGAAAAGTCGGAAAAGGTAGCACATTATTCAGGAAGTGTAATATTACTATTGGGAACGCAATTCTGGGTATGGTTCAACTGTAAATGGACTCTTCTGCTATGGATTGTGTATGCCGGATATATTGTATTTGGACTTGTAAAGAAAAATTCAGATTCCAGCTTTTACAACGATTTGTTGAGTTTGAAGCCTGTGTTCTGGGCAGAGATTACTCTTATCATAACAACTTATGTTACAGTTTTGGTTGGACTATGGAAAAATATGTAGGATTTATTACGCAGGACTTACGCGCAGGTGTGGCAATTATCTTCACCTGTCTTGTGCTGATAGTGGCCGCTTGTCTTCTGGATATGTGGACTGGCATAGACGCGGCACGAGCCAATAAGGAAAAGATATGCAGCAGACCACTCCGTAAGACTGGGACAAAGATTGTAGACTACTACAGGCTGGTGGTGTTTTTTGTACTGATTGATATTTTGGGTCTATGCTTCCCCTGGTACAACTTACCATACGGGGCAGTAATCGGTACTGCAGGAGTATTGTTTGTTGAAGGATTTTCCGTAGTAGAGAATATGCGAAAGAAGAAGAGCCATGCTGCAGATGTTGCAGATATGGCCGCAAAAATTGTGGAATGCCTTACTCCAGAAGAAGCGCAGAAATTAATCAAAAAGATTAAGGAGGACAAGAAATAAAAAAGGAGTGCCACTGCACTCCTTGTAATAAATTTTTTATTAACCATCCTACCATTGGTAGAACTCCACAAATATAGATGTAATTTTATTATGAACAAAATAGATTCAATAATAATTCACTGTTCAGCCACACGTGCTGGACAGGACATAGGTAAAAAAGAGATTAATCAGATGCACGTATCCCGTGGCTTTCAGTGTATTGGGTACAACTACGTTATCCGGCTGGATGGTACGGTAGAAGTTGGTCGTTCGCTCACTATTGACGGGGCGCACTGTAATAGCAAGGGATTCTCAGGTGTGTCGTACAACAAACATTCAATCGGTATCTGCTATGTAGGTGGGCTGGATGCCAACGGTAAGGCTGCCGATACCCGAACACCGGAACAGAAGAAAGCGTTAGCCAAACTGATTAAGGAGCTTTGCGGAAAGTACCAGATTGTGGAAGTGTTGGGCCATCGTGACACATCGCCTGACCTGGATGGTGATGGTATCGTAGAACCGAACGAATGGACCAAAATGTGTCCATGTTTCGATGTACGTTCTGAGTATCCTTTTATACAAGAAATCATTGTGAAGCCATGAAGCTATACGACTACATAATGGGTAAAGTGAGCCGGTGCATTACGCTGGCTCCTTTCATGTGTATCATATTGCTGGCGTCAGCAATATGGTCTTGCCGTAGCATTAAGTATGTCCCGGTTGAGTCCATCCAATACGATTCGGTCTATCTTAACAAAGTAGTCAAAGATAGTATCTATATCAAGGATTCAGTATTGTTGGTAAAAGGTGATACGATTATCGAGTATAGATACAAGTATATCTACCAATACAAGGACAAAACAGACACGCTTTATGTAACTAAGACTGATTCCGTACAGGTACCTTATCCTGTAGAGAAGCAGCTTACCTGGTGGCAACAGTTCCAGATAGATGTAGGTGGATGGGCGATAGGTATTGCTATAATATCGGCAATTATAGTGATTATGGTTGTTGTACGTAAAATGAAGAAATAATATCTTTGCAGTGTAGAAGTTCGCTTTTATTAGCAAACAAAAGCCCCGACCAGATTAATATCCGGAAGGGGCTTTTCCATTATCCTCTCATCATCATAATATCAGACCTCAGTTCAATATACTCTTTGTACTTTTCTGGGTTGTCCACGTAATCAATCACACGAGATATGGCCATATCAGCCTGTTTCTGTCGGACTTTGGTGTAGTATCGGATAACTCCCTTTGATTTGTCCGAATGGCCAAGACAGTAGTCTATTATCCCGTCAGGAATGCCTATCTCAGAAGCATACTGGGCGAAAGACTTGCGGGCCGAATAAAATGTAACACGTTCATCAATATTTAACTCTTCAGCCAAATCTCCAAGAGAATACGTAACATACTGAGAAAAGTTGTGATATGTGAATTTATACCCAAAGTCGAGCTTTCCCGTCCGTTTATCCATCCATCTGCATATTATCTCTCTTGCTTGAGACGGTATTGTAAATGTGATTACATTATCCGACTGCATTCGTCCTTTAGTCTTTGAGCGTGAATATTCCAATACGTCTTTTCTAAAGTCAGTTTGCATAATGTCTATAAGATTCATCCCTCCCAAGTAAAAAGAAAGGCAAAAAAGGTCACGTGCCATAATCAGTTTTCTCTTTTCTGGTGAAGATTCACGAATCTTATTAAAATTCTGTACTGTCAGATCAAGCTTCCTGATAGGGGCTGCAGATATTCTAGTCGTTACAAAAGGATGTATATCGTAAGATATATTCCACTCTCTTATCGCTCTGTTGACGACAGATTTCATTTGGGCAAGCATTGTGTTTACTGTAGTTTCAGTCACTTTCCGTTTCCGTATGAATGCAGCAAAATTCTGGACTAGTGACGGGGTTAAATCAGAGAGAAGTATGTCACCTCTTGCAAAGTCACGAAAATACCTCCCCACCCTTTCAATAGATAATGCGTATGAATCTCTTCCCTCAGACTTGAGATAGTCTACAAAATTGCTACATGCTGATGAAAAGGTTTGCTCATCGGAAAGATTGTCCGTAGAAATGATTTCTTTAATTTGCCGGCAGGAATAAAGTTCAAGATGTTTTATTGAGTCCAGTTTCTCTTGAAGGTCATCAAGGATGTTCCTAAGTTTCCGGTTTATCGCAGATGCCTCTGGATGCTTCACGACCTGACCGTTCTTAAACTGGTTCTCTGAAATAATGAATCGTGTAACGATATATGTTGTTTCATGCTTGTGACGGAGTGCAATTCTTATCTTATGTCTTCCGTCTTTTAATGCTTTTGCCTTGAAAATGGTAAGTGATAGAGTTGCCATAATGATTAAAAAATTTAAGGATACTCCAGGGATACTCACAGAATTGTAAATTTACAATTCAAATCCTTTTTTTTAATCATCGTAATAAGCTGTAGAAAATAGAAAAACCGCCTAATTCACAATGTAATAAGCGGTTTTAAGTCGGAGCCGAAAGCGGGACTCGAACCCGCGACTTACTCATTACGAATGAGTTACTCTACCAACTGAGTTATTTCGGCAACGTGTTTCGTTGAAAACGGTTGCAAAATTACTGTTTTCTTGAAAACAGCCAAATAAAAAAGAGATTTTTTTCCGAAAAACTACATTTTTCCGGCCCGTACAACCTGTTTCCGCTACATCACAGGGGCATTTGACACATTATTACGTGTAATTTGTACAATAGTCCCTTGTCTGCCTCCTGCCGATTTCCTACTTTTACCCGCAAAATGAAACATTACACTACCATGAAAAAGAAACTG